TGATCCTGTAGCAGTTGGTATTTGGAATAGTGCTCCGTTTTGTTCAGCACTAATTGTAAATTCTGTTCCTGATAAAACTGACTCAACGTAGTAAGTTACACCAGTTTGTACTCCGCCAAATACTGAGCCTGTAAAGTTTACAGCCATTCCAACAGTCATATCTGCTGTTGTTGTACAAGTAAAGGCGTCATTGCCTGAAGCTGAAGATGTAACTGTTGCTGGTAGTGATGGACTATCTGCTATTGCTAGATAAGTGTATCCATTTACTCTAACAACATCGCCTACTTTATAATCAGTTCCAATCGACCAATCGTTTTGTAATTTAAATCCTGTTTGATAAAGATCCCAATTTGCGTTTCCGTTTGTTGGATCTGTAGGTTTAATTCCTGAATGATTTGTTGTAGCAACATAAGCATAACCGCCATAGGTTACAACATCACCTGGTTGGTAAACAGTTACATTGGTCCAGCTGTTATCAAATTCAAGACCTTCTACAAACTGCGCCCAATAACCTGAATCTTCGTCTTGTTCAAAAGTTCTAGAACCACTTGTTTGGTGTTTTGCTAAACAGATCCAAAGTCCGCCACCGTATTTTACAACATCGTTAACTTTATAATTAAGTCCTGCTGAATTATCCCAGTCTTCTTTATATTCAATACCTTGGTTGAAATAATCCCACTTAGATTGATCCGCTTCAAGTCCAGCAACAAAGTCTGCTCCAGCAGTGTGTCCTTCATTACAAATATAAAGTGTTCCACCAAATTTTACTACATCATTAATTTTATATCTTGTAGTTGGTGCCCAGTCTGACTTCCAATCAAATCCTTCTGTATATAAAGTCCAGTATTGAAAAGTTTCTGTAACGCCGGGTGTTACAACTCCAAGTCCTTCAAGACCAAAAGTAATATTTGCTGATGATGTATGACCTGTATTACAGAGATAAACATTGCCGCCATACTTGACAATATCATTTAACTTGTATCTAAAACTAGGTGTCCAGTTGCCTTGCCAATCAAATGACTCAGCAAAAAGATCCCATTTAGAAAGTGTACTATCTTGTCCTGGAATAACATAATCAATTTCAAGACCATCAGTATCGGTTGCCGCTGAAGTATGGCCAAGCAAACAAAGATAAACATTCCCGCCGTATTTTACTAAATCGTTTTTATAATAGACAACATTGTTATCCCAATCGCCGCGCCATTCTTGGCCGTCGCCCATTAAGTTCCATTTAGGTGGAACAAAGTCTGCGTCTACATTAAAATCAGGGTCAGATATGTGTGAAATTGTACAAACAAAGGTTTTACCATTCACTCGTACAACATCGTCTTTGACGTACTGGATACCTGCGGCCCAGTCGCCTTTCCAAATAAATTTAATTCTACCTAATCTAAACTCAGCCATTTAATACTCCGATTATCTTTGAAGCTACTGTATTTATGCGTAATATTAATATGAACACTTTATGCTAAATCCCTTCCAACTTCTTGTTGATCTAATCCGCTATCAAAGCTATCACAGAAGAATGTGTGTGCTAGTAGCCAGCCATCAATTCCGCCTGTGATATTTGGTGCTGTTTCTATAACAACATCTTCATTTAATACACTATAAATTTTATTTGGGCCACCTAATGCTACTACACCAGCTACAATAGTACCTGTACTAGCATTTGATCCTCCCCCTGAAATACGTCTTTCGATATATGCTTTAATTGCTTTTTGTGTTGGAACAACGTTGTTAGAATCAGCGGCAAATGTAGCATCTGTACTAAATTCTCTAATTACAACTCCAGTTCCGCCTACTTGAATTCCACCTAGTTGAAGCTCTGATAACCCTTGTAAATCAAAATAATCAGCACTAATTGTAACAATACCTGTTGCTTGTTCAACAGCAAATAATTCACCAACCCTAAAGTTACCGTCTTGGTCGGTTGAAGCATAAAAGACTCTACCACCACCTAAGAAACTAACTTCATTAAATGGTGATAAATTAGTTAAATTGGTGTTAGGATAGTTTGTTTCAGTAAAGTTTCCTGTACCAATTTCTAGGAAGTCATGTCCTGTTAAACGTACCTGAGAATACTTTTCTCTGATTTCAATATCTAATCCATGTATTGGACCAGTAATTCTAGTAAATTCAGGACTTACTGTAAGATTCGCCGCATATCTAATTGGATTACCACTTGAAGTTACATTTGTAACTGTAAGTACTTTGTAAATTTCTTCATCAGTTCCGTCATTGGCTCTAGCAGTAATTGTTCCTGACAGCCCTGCGAAGAACTGTCCTCCTGAATCAAGTGCTTGTGTTGTAGATAATGGATAACCAGTTCTTGTTTTCCAAGTTATTCCATCTGCTGAAGTAGCAATAACACCACTTAAACTACTTGCCGCTAAAAATCTATTATTACTAAATGTTAATTTGTCCCATGTTGCTGTAGAAGGCAAAGTTCCTTCTATCCATGTTACTCCACTATCAGATGTTACATAACATTTATTAGTATTTTCTCCTGTTACAACAAATTTGTTTCCGCCAAATCTAATTCTTGACCAATCTCCAGTTGCTGGTAGTTGTCCTGCTTGCCATGTTATTCCGTTGCTAGTAGACTCAATGAATACATCAGATCCATTCTGAATAGCAATAAATTTTTGATTTCCAAACGCAATTGAAGACCAATCTGCTGTTGATCCTATACTGTTAGCTGTCCAAGTTAATCCGTCATCTCTGCTAACCGCGGCCGCACCAGCATTGTATCCTACAGCAATAAAAGTTCCTGACCCAAACGCAATGTCTTTATAAAAAGCATATGGTACTACTACATCATTCCATGTGTCGCCGCTATCTGTAGAATATGCCGCATTTGATCCACCATCGGGGAACGCAACAAAATTATTTGTTCCATAGGAAATAGCATTCCATACTCCGCTTGTTGGTGTGTTTCCTCCAGGAGTCCAGTCTAGTCCATTTGTTGAAAAAATAGTAGAATCAGTAGCGCCAACAGCAACATATCTATTGTTTCCATATGCTAGGTCTTTCCAAGTTGCTGAAGTTCCTTGTATACCGTTTTCCCATAAAATTCTATCAAGGACTAGGTTAGCACCTGTTCTTGGAACTCTAGTTAATTGTTCTAAATATATTGATTTACCTAAAGGATAAATGTCAGCAAAACCATCTCCTGAAACTGTTACTCGTGTTGTTGAAGATTTATATCCAGTTCCCCTTGAAACAAAAGTTGGATTAGATAATACACCATCTCCCATTCTCAAATCATAATTAGGTAATTCAGTAATGTTTGGATCAGTCAATGTTAATGTTGGAGCACTTTGGTATCCACTGCCTGGTTCCCATATTTTAAAATTGTTTAATTGGCTTCCTTGAATAACTACTCTACCTTTAGCTCTTGCTCCTGTATCAATTTTAAGAACAGTTTGTGTTGTAGCATCATCAAATATATACCAAGTTCCTTTATATAAAGCACCACATTTTTGTGGATTTGAAAATCCTGTTGACAATTCTGTCCAACGAAATCCGCCGTCACTAATAGCAACACGTGAATCAGATCCACCAGTAGTACTAAATGCCATAAACACACCTTGTCCGTATGATACTCTGTGATAGTCAGCATCAAAAGGCAGTTCTGTTAGATACCAATTTGTTCCATCTAAACTGTAAGCAAGTGCTTCTCTATCATTTGAAACAGCAACAAATCTTCCGTTTCCGTAGGTAATATCACTCCACATAGGTTGTGTTGAGTCTTGGAAGCCCGGGATAGTAGCCGTTGTCCAAGTTAATGTGCTATCGTCTGCTACTGCTACTGTATTTGTATCACTTGCTATAGCAACAAACTTTCCGCTTCCGTGTGCTAATCCTACCCATGAAGCACTAATTGGTAACGTAGACGGTGTCCAAGTAACTGTTCCGTCTGTACTATATATTGCTCCAGTTCCGGAATTTTCAATAGCTAACCATTTTCCATTACCCCATGCTAAACCTATATGATTGGCAGGAGACGGTTTATACTCTTGAGTCCACCCTTGACCGTCGGTACTATAGTGTACTTCGTCACCGTTACCAATAGCAACAAATAATCCTCCACCAAATTCCTTTCTGTTAACAGCCCAAGATCCAGAAAGTTGTGTAACGTCCCATGTTGATCCGTCGTAAAATGTAACATTTCTACCGCTTTCAATAGCTACCAATCTGTCATTTCCTGATGCGGCATCTACCCAGTCATATTGAGATAAAATTGAAAAAGAAGAATCTGGAGTAGTTGGAGGCGGTTCAAATGTTACTCTAGGTTCAATTCTATAAACTGTACTTGGAGTAAGCACAGCTTCGATAGGTGTTCCTTCGTTAATGTGACCCCATCCTGGCTCTCCAGTTGTTTCATTTGCTACTGTTATTGTTTTACTTGCGAGTGTGTAGCCTGTAATGTAACCATATTGACCAACACCAGTACCAGATGTAATAATAATTCTACAACCTTCGTATACACCAATGTTGTTATCGTCGTTGGAAGCAATTTGAATACTAAACTGGTCTCCACCTTGAGCATTGTTACCAACATTAATCAAGCCTTGGCCGCCTAGTGTGCCTGTTGAATCCTCAGGATCTCTTAATCTTAAATTAAATAATCCGCCGTCTCTAATTTCATTACCAACAACACTTGCTCCGCTACCTGAACCTAAAATATTATAAGTTGCTGAAGTATAGTTTTCGCCAGCGTGTTCGTATTCCATTCTAAGTATTTCGTTTCCTTGTTCTCCAACAAAAGCACTAAACACTATTGCTTCTTGATTTCTATTATTCAATAAAGCACTAATTGGAGTTTCGTCAACATCAACACCTTCAGCCACACAGCCATAATCACCGTATGATGAGTTACCATTTGTAGCACGAATTTTTCCGCCGTTCTCTGATAGATATCCTATATGTGCGTAATAAGAGAACACAGAAACAAGTTCTGTTAGTCCTTTATTTGTACACCATACACCGATACCGTCTGAACAAACTTGTGTAAAATCGTTAGCAACAATAGATCTGTTTCCGCCGTCGTGTAAACTTCCGTCTATCTTCAATCCTACACAACCGTCGCCGAATGTTGTAACGTTTTGTACATAACATGATTTATTAATAATCCATACACTTTGATCTGACGGACCAGAACCTGGATCAAGTGAAACATATGAACCACCATTTGGTCTTCTTGTTAGATATTCATTAATATCGCCAAGCTCTCCTGTCTTTCCTCTTAGTGTCATGTTTCGAATACCTGTTCCATTATTAACCCAGAACATGTCTGTTTTTCTATAATCTAATGGATCAGCAAAATCTTTTGGATTAACTATTGGATCTTCAGGTTGTAATGGATCATAAGTAGGATTTGGTCTTCTGTTATCAAGATCAATATAAGGTTCAATAACAGTAGTTCTTAATTCTTCTCCTACAACTGCTACATCTCTTGGAACTTTAATTGGTAATACTTCTCTATAAACACCAGCTTTGATAAACACTGTTGCTGGAGCTCTGTTTGCTAGGTCTGCTTGAATAAAATCACAAGCATATTTTACTGTTCTAAAAGGTCTTTCTAAAGTAGTTCCTTCAGTAAGGCCGTCAGTTCCGTCTGTGCCTACATAATATACTTTTAAAGCATCACCTAGTGATTCCCAACCTAGTTCATCGCCTGCTTTAACTTGTAAAACTTGACCTGGTGAACCAATGCCGATTCTTTTTGTTCCTATAGTAGAACCGTCTTCGGTTAGTCCAAAGGATTTTAAATCACCTTTGTATCTTAATCTGTTGCCACTATCACCTACAATCAGTGTTGTCCAGTAATTTTCGTCATAGTCATTATCTGGTCTATTGTTTAGTAAAGAATTATGTTGAGCTATACATCTATATGTTATTCCATCTAGTACAATAACATCTCCTATAGCATAATCATTTCCAATAACCCATTCTTTCTGATATTTTTCTCCAGGTATAACTAGTTCCCAATCACTTGGATTATTATTAGGATCTACAGCGTTGTCTGATATAGCAACATAAACTTGACCTTGTCTACGAACTACATCACCTACAAGGTAAGATTGACTGTCAGCCCACTCGCCGCCTTCGACTACCCTATAACCGTAGTTAAGAAGTTTCCAATCGCCGATAGTACTATCAGTACTTTGTAAACTTGGAACAGCATTTAGTGTGTTTCGGTTTGCTGAATAAATGTATCCACCGTATCTAACTATATCTCCTTTTTGATATTGAGTTGCGGCGTTCCATTCATCTTCTTCAAATTCTAATCCTGGAATCCATATAGCCCAATCATCTACATCATCAAATTCATCTGTGGATGTATGGCCTCTTAGGGCTATCCATAAACTTGCTCCGTATTTTACAAGATCTCGTTTTTTATATCTTCTTCCTGGAACTGGCGGAATAGCAATAGGATCAGCTTGAAACCAAGTTCCTGTATAATTTACATTATCAAGTAAGATATCCCATTTAGATTCGTCAATTTCTAATCCGTCATCATAATCTTCAGCTGATATATGAGCAGTATTACATCTGTAGGTAATACCTCCATATCTTACAATATCATTTTCAATATATTTGTTGTCGGGTATCCATTGATTTTTCCATCGGTCATTCTCAGCTACAATTTCCCAAGAAAGTCTATTGGCTTCTAACCCGTTATCGGTATCAGCACTAGAGTGAGCAACTGTACATCTATATAAAATACCACCATAGATAACAACATCACCGATACTGTAATACGTATCTTCAGTCCATTCACTCTTCCACATGTCTTGGAATGAGTGTATTCTCCAATTAGTAATATTTGATTCTAACCTATTTCCCGAAGTGTGCTGTAAAATACAAATATAAACTATACCGTTGTATTTTACAATATTACCAAGATTATAATCTTCAGTTGGTCGCCATGATCCGCGCCATTCTCTTCCGTCAATAGTTAATTTCCAATAGGGTGTTGGAGTGGGCGGAACTGTTGTATTATCGTTGTTAAGTAAGTCGCTATAGAAATCTGTTCTAGACGTGTGTTTAACAAGACACGTATATACCTTACCACTATACTCAACGACATCGTCTTTAGCGTAATCGGTATCAGTAGTCCACTCTCCGACCCATCTAAACCTAATTCGACTTAAAGTAAATTCACCCATCTCAATCCCTATTTCATTTTATATGTATATTTATAGCCCCTGAGGATAGTCATAACCCTCGTTGACTCTTACTGTTAAATTACCTTCATCATCAATATAATAATATACAGGTCTTGCGTCCCATCTATATTGTTCATACTTTAAATTTTTGTAAGTTAACTCGTGATTAACATCTCTACCTTCAAAAAAATCAACACCGGCATCAAACCCTTCATAGTTGTCCTCAGGTAGTCCTGACTCATTAATTGTTACCGTTTGATTTGGCAACATTTGGTCGATTCTTACAAAAAATAAATCACCATCTTCGTCTCTTCTAATTCCATAAAAGTATCTAGGGACGCCGTCTCCTAAAATATCTCCAGGACTAAAAGCACCAACATATGAATTACCAGCCATCTTTTATCTCCTATACAATTTCAACATAACTAGATATGACATCTACACCGCCTTCTGTATCACACGATGCTGTTAAAATATTACTTTCTGCCAACACTAGTTTTTCACCACCATTAACTACTCGTAGACTCTGTCCAACCGGAACAACTACATCTTTAATATAGTATCCCTGCGAACTTGATGAGTCTGCTAGTTGTACACTTGCTTTTACAACATGATCAGTTACATTACAAATACTCAAACCAATAATAGTAATTCTACTTGTTTGAGTACTATCTGCGATAGTAGTCGGGGTGGTTCCTAAACCGTTTATTACTTTATTTCTAAAAAATGTTGCCATATCTCTCTATCCAAAAATTAATGCGTTTCTAATTGACAGATCTTCTGCTTCTGTAACTGTAACTCCGCCGCCTGCTCCAGCAACAGATATCCATTGTGTGCCATTATAAATTTCAACACGGTTATCTGTTGTATTAAATCTGATCATTCCTAGTTCAGCTAAAGCTCCACGCTGGAAATCTTGTCCTACTGGAATAACAAATCCGTTTGTTCCGTCGATTTTGAAGTAACCGTTAGCACCTGTTTGATTAAACGTTGTAACACTATCAGTTACAGTATTAGTTATCGTATTATCTTTGAAAGCAAAATTTCCTATTTTGGTGCTTCCAGTTCCGTTTGGAGCAAATACAATATTTTGATTTGTAGTAATTGTACTAATTGTGTTGCCATCTACTTCGATATCATCAACATTTAACAGATTAGCAGTTAGTTGTTGTTGATCTAGTGTTGCGGCCAGTGCTCCGTTAACGTAAAAACGTATAATATTGTCGTTTGTTCCAGGATTTAGTTCAGCAGTAATGTATGTATTCTGATCTAAATCATAAACACCGTCTAATCTACGCCAATTTGACCCATCATATCCTTCGTAACCATTAAAATCAGTATTGAATCTTATCATTCCTTGCTGACCAACTGGTTGTTGGAGCGTTGTTCCGCTCGGTAATACTAAACTAGTAGTAGAATCAATGACTACATTTCCTGTTCCGTTTGGTTGTAATACCAAATCATCATTCGAATCTACTGTGGAAATAACATTTTCATCTATTGCTATTTGTTCTAGTTGTACTGAGCCAGCACCGCTCGCACTTAATATAATATCACCTGATGTATTTTCAATCAAGTTGCCACTTATTGTTAGATTAGCAGTTTCGAATATACTCGAAGTTACTGTTCCGGAAGCAGTTAAGTTTGCTAATGACGTAAGTCCTTGTACATCTAAATTTTGTGTTACTTGTAAATCGTTTGAAGGTATTAAAACCTTTCCAGTACCAATAGCAAAGAAATTCAAGTCTTGATTAGTTACTGTAGTTGAAATATAATTTGTTTCAACTCTAATATTAGAGAACTGAGCAAATCCATCAATATTAGCATCACCATTTACTATAAAGTCGCCATTAACTGTGGTAGTTCCATTCTGTGTTGTATTACCAGTATGTGATAATACACCTGTGATCGTTGTATCACTTAAATTTGTAATACCATTAACTTGAATATCATTGTCAATTACAACATCGTTAGATGGTATTTCAATTACACCAGCGCCGTTTGCTCTTAGTTCGAGGTTACTGTTACTTAAAGTTGTAGTAATCAAGTTTCCTGCTATCTCGATATCACCGTTGTTGATGATATCTGCTTGTAGATCATCTTCAACTGTTATTCCTGTAGCAGTAATGTTCCCACCGATAGTTAAATTTTGCGTAATTGTAACATCATTTCCAGGAATAATTACTTGGCCTGTACCTGCGGCACGTAACTCTAGATCGGCATTAGTAGTTGTTGTGGTAATAAAGTTGGTATTGATTTGTATTTCTTCAAACTGTGCTTTATCATTTACAATTAATTGACCATTAAGTGTAGTGTCGCCGTTAGTTTGAACATAATTTCCTATATGATTTAGATTACCATTTAGTCCAACATAGTTTGTGTTTAAAATATTAGTTGTTAGTTTGTTATCTATTATAACATCGTTGGTTACATTTAAATTATTGTCAGGAATTAATACTTCACCAATGCCGTTTGCTCTTAATTCTAAATCACTATTAGAGTCAGTTGTTCTGATTACGTTATTATCAAGTTCTATATTACCATTACTAATAACAGGAGCACTTAATACTCCAGTAATGTTTATATCACTTGCTGTTATGTCTCCAACTACTGTTAGATTTTGACCAAACTCTACATCATTGTTTGGTACAATAACTTTTCCAGTGCCATTAGCACGTAATTCTAAATTACTATTACTGGTTTTTGTTGTGATATAGTTTGTTTCAATTAATAAATCTGGTAGATCAATATAACCACTTGTAGTAAAGTCTCCGGTTTGATTAAACGCACCAGTTAAATTAAAGTTTCCTGTTTGTGTAGTGTTACCAACATGTGTTAATGCGCCGTTGATTGTTGTATCATTTAAACTGGTTATTCCATCTACATTTAAATTGTTATCAATTTGTACATCGTTGCTTGGTACAAGTATTTGGCCTGTTCCTGAAGCTCTTAATTCTAGATCGCTGTTTGACAATGTTGTAGTTACAACATTATTTTCAATCAGTATATCTCCACTGTCGAAGGCAGGAGCAATAATGCTACCAGTAACACTTAAATTACTTGTAACAATACTTCCATTAACATCTAAGTTGTTATTAATTAAAACATTACTAGTTGGAAAAACAACTTGGCCGGTTCCACTAGCACGTAATTCTAAATCACTATTTGATTCAGTTGTGCTAATATAGTTTGTATCAATTCTAATGTTATCTAGTTGTAAGAATCCATCAACACTTACGTTTTCTGATACATTTAATGATCCTGTTTGAGTAACATCTCCGACTAGTGTTGTATTTCCGATTATGTTAACAGTTCCTGATATACCTGTATTAGAAAGTGTTGTATCTCCTGACACTGATAGGTTTTGAGTAACTTGAGTTCTTACAGCATCAAGTATAATATTACCAGTACCACTAGTTCTTAGTATAATTTCACTGTTAGAAACATTATTTTCAATTACATTACCTTGAATGTTTAATTCGTCTGTTTGAAAACTATCAGAAGTAATGCTTGTAGTATTGTTTAATTTATATGTGTCAGTAGTACCGCTAACAGTTAGATTATTTTCGATTACAACATTATTATTAGCAATATCAACAATGCCTGTTCCTGCGGCATCAAGTTCTAAATTAGCATTACTTTCTGTCGAACGTATAACGTTGCCAATAATTTCAATAGCATCTAGTTTTAAATCGCCTGCTGTAAACTCCCCGTCTACAGTTAATCCACCAGTTTGTACAACATCGCCTGTAATTGTTTGGTCGCCAGTCTGTGTTAGTGTGCCGTTTATTGTTGTGTTTGTTAAAGTTGTGTTGCCTTGTACTGTAACATCTTGATTAGCAACAACATCATTAAGTCCAATATTAATAACACCGTTACCTGAAGCTTCTAAATCTAAATTACTGTTAGAATCAAGTGTTCTAATTTTGTTATTGTCTATTTCAATGTTTTCAGTAATTAATCTCGAAGCATAAACTGTATTCCACTGATTAGTTGGACTGCCTAAATTGTAAGTATCATCGAGACTTGGAATAATATCCGAATCAACCTTAGCACTTAGAATAATATCGCCAACAAGTACCAAGTTACCGCCAATGTTTGCGTCCTGTGTAATATTCAAACTACCAGTAACTGTAACATCACTATTTAGGTTTAGTTGATTTGTATAAGGATTAACATTGATGTCGCCTGTTGTGCTTGAAACTGTGTTTCCACTTAGTCTTAAGTTACCAGTATCAATTCTAGTAGCATCAATAAATGTTGTATTACCGCCCGATGTAAATGTTAAACTACCTGTAACATCAAGTTCACTGTTTGAAAAACTTACTTCACCAGTTCTTTGATTAACATAAAACTGATCGCCAACTCTAAAGTCACCGCTTTGGTCAACAGTTGAGTAAAGAATTTTCGCTCTGTTTAATTCTGTAATTTCATTTGCTTGTATTATTTGTGTATCATCGTTTTCACTAGACTTACCTGTACCAATATAAGCAAGATTGTGTCCTATTAAGTAAGCAATAACTCCGTCGCCGTCACCATAAACGCCATAATTACCATAAACGTTTGCTGATCCGATTGCTCTAACTTCAACACCAAAGTCTGAATAGTTAGCAAAATCAATTTTACTTGCTGTACCACCGCTGGTTGTTCTAATATCTTGGGTAGTAACACCGTCATCAACTATAACTGTTGTACCATCTAATCCATTAAAGTGTAAAAGCAGTACAGTATTTGTATCACTTGTAAATGCCGCACCCGGTGCCGCAAAGTTTGAAGTATATCTAGCAATATTGCTTACACGAATGTCGTCAAAATGTCCGTTTAGGAAGTTAGTTCCTGTGTGCTTAGATCCTATTGTTAATGGTTTAGTAGATCCGTAATCAGTTACGTCAGCATAAGTAGAACCTTGTTGTGTTCCATTAACAAATAACTTAGTCGATCCAGAGGATCTTGAAACAGCAACATGGTACCATGTACTGCTAGTTAAAGCAGTTCCAGTAATTTGTGCTGTATCTGCTGGAGCAAATTCTAGTTGATTAGATGTGTTAATTCTTAATACTGGTGCTGTATCAGCGTCTGCCCCATTTCTAAAATCAAACACTGTTTGATCAATTGAAAGAGCTCCTAGCCTAATCCAACCTTCAACTGTAAAATCAGCAGTACCAAAACCAAAGTCAGGCTGTGTTGAATAACCAACATAATCGCCTGTGCCATCTAATAATAAACTTGATGTTCCAAATTTTGCTTGGGCTGTATCTAGTTGAGCATCAGCAAATGCTGTACCTGATTTTCCTGCTCTATTTTCGAGGGTTTCAAATCCTGATACTTTTCCGTCAATGTTATAAAAATTACCATTAATACTTTCAATAGTACCTTGTGCTAGTACCGTTGTGCCATCAACATCATAGTAAGTTAATGTGTCATTTAACGCAAAAGTTCCTGTTGTGTTTGAAATTTTAATTCTAGTTTTACCATCACCAGCAAATCCACTTGTGCCACTTAGTAGATTCATGCCTTTATTTGCGTAGTAGGTAAATGAGTTTAACCACTCAACTCTTGTTCCGTTAATAGCAGTGATTGTGTCAACACCAGGTGTAATAAATGTTGCTGAATGAAATAGCATACTTGCTTCATTACTAGAAGAATTTGCTAAACTTCCATCAACTTTAGCGCCTCGGCCGGCATCGCCTGCGTTAAAGCCCAAAGGATCTTCTGGCGGATTAGTTCCTAATCTTACTGTGCTACCTTTTGTTGTGACTGTTGTGTTTCTAATATATGGAGAACGACTTGTTACTGTGATGCCGTTAGCAAAAACAAAACCATAACCTTTGTCATTAATAGAATCATACTCAAAGTTCGCTACAGTTAAATCTTCAACAGTAGTTTCTCCGTTTAATTCAAAGGCATTATTATTTCTAGTTGCGGATGTTGGCTGAATAGTTACTGATCTTATTCCAGTTCCTTTTACAGTTACACCTGTTGGAACTGTTAATGGAAATACTTCTGTGTATGTACCAGGATAAATCCAAACAGTATCGCCTGCTGTTGCTTGACTTAGAGCAAATTTAACACTTTCTACAGGATCGTTTTGGTGTGTTCCTGTATTGTTTAAGTCTGATCCGTTTACACTAACATAATAAGTATTTCCTGGGCGTGTTGCTAAATTAATACCATCAATAATAATGTTTGCTGAAAATACAGCATCAGCATATAAATTTACAGCCCAAAGATCGTTCCAACGTGTGTTAGTTGAATCACTAGGATCTTTACCTATTGTCCATCTATCGTTTTCTGATGGAATTAAATCGCTACCTATTGTAGCGTTAAAATTAATAATATCGCTAGTACTATCACCTAAACCAATAGTACCATCTGCTGTGATATTTCCGTTTACATGTAAGTTACCACCAACTAATAAATCTGATTGAATATCAACTTTACCAGTACCGCTTGTGCGGAATTCTAAATCAGCATTTGAAGCAGTAGTTTCGATAACATTATCGAAAATACGCATACTATCAAATATTAGATCATTATTAATGATTACAGGTGATGTAAATGTAATATCACCAGCATCGTTTGAAATTGTGTTGTTTGAAATTGAAAAGTTTGAAAGGCTTACTGAATTAGTAACCTCTAAGTTAGTAGTACGTGTTGTGCCGTTGACTTGTAGTTCGTGACTCGGTGTGCTGGTTTTTATTCCAACTCTACCATTGGTTACATCTAAATATAGAAGGTCATTCTCAAAAGCCAGATCTATGCCATTACGCAATAGATTTGCCTTCAAGAGCGGACCTGAAATACGACCTAATTGGCTCAACTTCGCTCTCCTAACGTCCGAGTTTCACGGATAACCACCTTACATTGCGGGTTTACCACAGTTTGTAATAGTATTTAGTTATTTTTGGAATTTATCCAAGTAGGATAGCAAAAATGTTTGATATTTCATCAATTTCTGCTTGTGATGCTGTAACACTAGATCCAGCCCATGTAGCCCAACCAGTACCATTGTAAACTTCAGGACTTCCTGAGTTAGTATTGTATCTAATTTCACCAACTTTAGGTGTAACAGATCTTTGAGAGTCGTTACCCGCAGGCATTACAACTCCAACAGTTCCGCCAAACTTAACATATCCATCCTGGGTGGTTCTAAGTGTCATAGGATCTGTTGCGTTTTGATTCTCAAAATCGTTGTCTCTAACAATAGTGTCGTCTAGTATAACATCGCCAGTGCCGTTTGGTATTAGATTAATGTCGTTATTGTTAATACTTGAAATTGTATGTCCGTCAAATTTTAAATTATCAACAGTAAGCCCAATTACGTTGATTCCTCTTGAATCAATGTGTCCTGTTTGTATGTTGTTATTTTGAAAATTAATTGTTTGATTATCTTTGAAAAATCTACTATCTGATACTGTAACACTAGTACGTCTGTCTTCTGAATATACACCCCCAAACGGCTTTATACCAGATACATGTCCTGTAAATTTGTTTAAATCAGTATCAAATCTAATTAGTCCATCGATACTACTTGTTGCTTGTGCTGTAGTTCCTATAGGAAGAATAAAATTGTTAGTTGTTGCTACTACATTTTGAGAAGTAGCAAGTCTAATGTCTTGATTAGTTTGTTTTGACTTAATAACATTTTCATCAAACATTATTTTATCAACTTCTATTAAATTTGAAGAACGGAATTCTAAATTACTGTCACTAACTGTCGTAGTTATGATATTAGCACTTATTTGAATATCGTCTGTTGTTTGAAAGATGGATGCTTCTGCTGTGTTAAAAATTGTTACATCTGTCGCTGTAAGGTCACCGGTAATATCAGCATTAAAAAGAAATTCGGTGTTGTTGTCAAAAACAACTTTACCGTTACCATCAGCTCTTAGCTCAAGATCACTATTTGATTCAGATGTTTCTATAACATTATTTGTAAATCTAATATTAGAAAAACTAGGATTGCCACTAGTTACTAAATTTTGTGTTGTTCTAAAAGCCCCGTTATTTGTATATTGTCCGGTATGTGTAGCATTGCCTGTATGACTTATAGTACCTACAATATTTGTATCTTTAAAACTAGATATTCCTAATATTGAAAGATCTTGATTTGCTAAAATGTCATTGCTGTCAATGTAAATTATTCCGGAACCATTGGCTCTTAGATCTAAATTACTGTTCGAAAGCGTAGTTGTAATAAAGTTATCATCAACAAGTATATTGCCATTGCTGATACTGTTAAACACAATAGATGATACAGTAAAATCGCCTGCTAGTGTTGTATTGCCTAGAACAGTAAGATTCTTTCCAACAGTTACATCTCTATCAATCAACACTTCTCCGGTGCCTGCAGCTCTAAGTTCTAAATCACTGTTTGATTCAGTTGTAGTAATAACATTGTCGTCAATTTTAATATTTTCAAATTGTACATTGTTATTAACTGTTAAAGGAGTGGTAAATGTTGTTGTACCTAATCTTGTTGTGTTTCCGCTATGCTGTATGGTACCATTTACAGTTAACGAGTTTAAAATACCAGTAGTCGGAACTATTACATTTTGTGTAATAACTTCATTGGTTATAGACAAGTCTCCATCTACAACAACACTGCCTGTACCACTAGCACGTAGTTCTAGATCTGTGTTTGACGTTGTAGTTGTGATAAAATTATTATCTAATACAATTTCGTTTTGTTCTAGTCTATCAAATGTTAATGTGTTTGTAATATTAGCATTAGTTGTAAAAATATCTCCCACAACTACTACATTATTTGTTACATCAACATCTGTATCGTTTACTAAAACTTTACCTGTACCGTTTGCTCTTAAATCTAAATCACTATTAGATTCAGTTGAACTAACATAGTTTGTTTCAAATCGAACATTGTCGCCTTGTAGGTAACCGTCAATAGTTACGTCATTTGAAACTACTAAATTCCCATTATTTGTGTATGTTCCAGTTTCAGTTCTTGTTCCAGCGTGTGTTAATATTCCTGTGATACTTGTGTCACTTAAATCTGTTGCTAAACTAACTGTTAGATTTGTGTCAACTTGAACATCTGTTTCACTTACAACAATTCTACCTGTTCCATTAGCACGTAATTCTAAATCGCTATTACTGTTTGTTGTAGTAATAAAGTTATCTTTGATTAATATTTGATCTGTATAAAATTCGCTTCCTGTAACACTGTTGACTGCTGTTAAACTTTGAAAGTTTAGTGCGCCTCGAACATCAATAGTATTTTCAACTAGTACACGTTCATTTGTAATAACACGACCAGTACCACTAGCACGTAGTTCTAAATCGCTGTTTGATTCTGTTGTGGTTATTACATTTGTATCAATTTTAATGTTGCCTAAATGTAATCCACTGGTTGTTAAATTGCCACCGTTTACAATGAGTGTACCTTGTATATCGGCATCGCCTAAAAGCGTGGTTGCTCCTGTAATATCAAGTGTACCATTTACAGTTGTGTTTGATAAATCTGTGATTCCAAAAACTTCTAAATCTTGTGTTACTTCAACATCGTCTTGTAATCTTACATAGGTTACTCCAGTTCCAGTTGAACGCAATTCAATACTGTCATTACTAGTACCTACAATATTATTTTGAAAGATGTGTAATCCGTCTGTAAAAAATTCATAAGATTTTACGTACTGATTGTTTATAATTCCGTTAGTTGTTAGTGTTCCATTAACTGTTAGAGATTGATTAATATCAACATTAGTTTTAAATAGAATATTACCAGTTCCACTAGCATCTAGTTGTAGATTGCTGTTGCTTTCTGTTGTTGTAATTTTGTTACCAGCAATCTTAATATCATCAAATGGTACAAGATCATCATTTAGGTTTAAAAAACCACTAAGTGTATAATTTCCACTTACAGTTTTATTTCCTGTTTGCGTTGTGTTTCCGGTTTGTGTAAGATTGCCGGTTATATTAACATTTTGTAAATCAGCGTCGCCAGTTGAAAGATTGTTTGCTATTTCAACAGGACTGACAAATTGAATGATACCTGTTCCTGCGGCTTCTAAATCTAAGTTACTGCTAGATCTTGTGGTAGTTATTCTATTTTGAAATACCTGTATATCTTCACCCAAATATCTTTTTGTAAAAACAGTTTTCCAACTTTCAACATCGTTACCTAAATTATATGTAACATCAAAAGTAGGTTCTAAGTCAATACTAATCGGAGCATCAAAACTAATTTGTGAGCCACCACCTTGTTGACTACTATCACCAAACGATACAGCACCGTTTACAATCATGTCGCCGTCCACTGTTAAACCATTTTGTATTGTTACATCACTGTCTAACGTTGTGTCACCACTTGAAGGAGTAATGTTTAAATCTCCGCCAATAGTATTAATATTGTTTTGAGTAAGTTGAATATTTCCTGTGCTTACTTGTGAACCATCTATTTCTGTGTTGTTTATACCATCACTGAAACTAACATTTGTTACACCGCCTATGTTTCCACCTAGTCCGTTAGCAGTGATAAATCCAGAGCTCTGATCAACAACAAACGCTTCTCCAACTCTAAAGTCTCCGTTTTGATCAATACTTTGATAATAAATTTTACCGCTGTTTACTTCGATTGTTTCTGTGTTCTGAGTAACAAGTGTAGGATCATTTTCAACATCAGTACCTGCTCCTACATAAGCAAAGTTATGTTGGATTAGATACATTATACATTGATTACCGTCGGCTTCAGCGCCAACAGTTCCGTATATGTTTGCTGATCCTATAGAGCGTAATTCTGCTCCGTATTTGATTGTGCTTCCATCAGGTGTTAATCTACCAAACGCTCCATTTTGCGCATACAATCCGCGGCTGGCAAAATACGTAAATGAGTTTAGCCATTCAACACGTACTCCGTTCTTCATATACAAAGCAATATTTCCAGGTATAATAAAAGTACAACTGTGGAAAAGCATACTTGCTTCTTTGCTGTATTGAGTTGCTACACTTCCATCTACCAAAGCACCTCGGCCAGCACTTTCTAAACTACTATCAGATTTAGTAATAACTGAAACATTTCTAATGTAAGGACTGCGTGAGTCTACTTGAAAATTATTAACAAATCTAAAAGCATATCCTGTATCGTTAGTTGAATTATAGTAGAAATCTGATACCGTCAAATTTTCAACAGTAGTTTCGCCATTTAATAAAAAAGCATCTTTATCATTATTACTTGTGTGTGGATAAATTTTTACACTTCTAATACCTTCACCATTTACAGAAACTCCTTTAGGTACTGTTAAAGGAAAGTATTCTTCATAATCGCCAGCATAGATATAAACTTGATCACCATTAGATGCTTGACTTAGAGCATGTTTAATTGTTCTAAAAGGACCCATTTGATGATCACCAACATTTGTGTCATCTCCTTCTACAGCACTTACATACCATGTATTGCCTGGCCTTGCGCTAATTGTTGTAATTCCAGGAACACCAAAATCAGTTGTTACAAGAAATTCACCATTAATTGTTCTGCTGTGTATTTCTTTCCATTTCTTTGTAGGGTTACCAATATTATATAAATCAGTAACTGATGGCATAAGATCGGAATGTATTTTTCCGTATATTTGTACTTGATCTTCAGCACTGCTATCACCAAAAGAAATATTTCCGTCAAAAGTTACATCGCCGATTGTATGTGAATTGCCGTGAACTAGTACATCTGTAAAAGAACTATCATCTGTGCCGAATTCAACACGACCAGTTCCACTAGCACGTAATTCAATGTTAGCATTTGTTTCAGTTGATTGTATTGTACTGTTGTTAAAATTTAAACTGCTTACGTTTAATTCTGAAAAATTTACTTTTCCGGAGTGCGCATTAACTGTGATTGTAGCATTACCAACACTAGAAATATCACCAGTGTTACCATTAATAAGTGTATCAGTGATTTGTAAGAAACCAGTATCAACAATAAGATTAGTTGTAACTGTTGTTCCATCTATGGTAATTTCTCTAGGAGCAATAGATGTAGAAACGCCGACCTTGCCGTTAACAACATCTAGATATAATAAATCATTTTCAAATGCTAAATCGACCCCATGGCGTTCGAGGTTCGCCTTTAACATTGGTCCTGAAATTCGTCCTAATGTAGACATGAAATGCTCCTTACAGTGTATTTATTGTAAGGATGGTAGGATTATTGATCGTAGCCGAAAAATACGTTTACTGGTTTTGTATCAGGAACAGCACTTAATAGTTTTAAATGCCAGCCTGGTTGTAGTACGTAGGCTTCTAGTGTAGGGTCTGTAGTTCCGTCACCTGTTGCTGTAACTGAAATCAAAGAAGCGTCATTAAATCCAGTGCCGCCATCGACGACAGTTACACTGTCTAATGCTCCCGGATTACCGTCAAGGTTAGCTGTAAATGAGCCGCCAGCACCTGTTGAATCTGAAGTGCTTACACTAATAGTCATTGTTGTGTGATCGCTTGAGCCTGCGCTTGTTATAGCAAAGCCTACAATCTCGCCCTGTGACTGATATAATTCGTAGTTTGTTCCGCTAATTTGAATAACGTTTTCAACTACAACAATCATATTATCAATGTAATCTTGTGGATTTTTTCCGTGTGCTAATCCAGGAACGTATGTCATTCCTGTGTGGTTTCTATTAGCATCGTATGTTGGAAAATATTGACTTAGTTCTTCAACTGGTTGTGTAACTACATCGTAGTTACCTACTCCCATATTTTGTTTAATAATTTTTGCTGGTTCTGCTGAACGTATAGGAAGCCAGCGACCTTCGTGATATATTTCTAAACCAATAGCGACATTAGGATAATGTTGAGCAATATCTGCTATTTCGTGTTGTGAAGTGTTGTTTGTAGTGTAACGCACCATTCCTTCAAATGGATAATAAGTTCTATCAACTATCTCACCTTTAGGTAGTTGAATACTATCTTTTGAATTAATAGTAACTTGTCCGCTAGGATGTTGTACTTTAAAAGTATCATCTTGAATATTAAATTTTGACAAGTTTTGCGTTTTTAAATATTTCATTCTTTACACCGGTAAAATACTAACTGTTGCGATCACTTTATTATTTTCTGTTGATCTTGCTTGAATGCTTTCGCCTGCTCCGAGTACAATTCTTTCAGTATCAAAAAATACTGTTTCGCCGGCTGGTACTTTTAAATTTTTAATAATTGCGTTAACCGCCGGATCAGCTGTTGCTCCAGCTTTTACAAGATATACATCAATGTTTGTATCTCCACCATATGCTCCTGTAGTAGGTGCTAGTGTAGAATCGTCTGGGTCTGTGGTATTACAAAATATTAAAGTTGTAATAGCACTTTGAACATTTACATCACCGGGCGTTCCAGGCGAAGTGTAAATTGGTTCAATGTCTACTGTAAGTTGTTTATTTTCAATCATTTCATTATCCTAAAACAGCATACTATATGCCAATGCTCGTTGTTTACTTATTAATTCATTCTTAGCAGGATACTGAACAAGGTTCCCTGTATTGATGTTTGAATCGGGATTATTAGTTACCCATTGTTGCCAAGACAGTGTTTGCTTAGAATTATTAAAATACAACCCTGTTCCACCGGGTGTTCTTTGTGCTGATACAGATTCGTCTGTATCACCATACATTAATGTAGCACCTGTAATATAAGGAACTACTTCACCTGTAAAATTGTATTGTAATGCTCTTGGTATCTCTACCGAAGCAGTACCTTGTGTTCTTAGCACAATATTACTATTAGTGTTATTATTAGTAATAGTGTTTCCAAGAATTTCTAATTCACCAAAAAGTGATCTATTTGAATAGAAAGTAGCAACTGGTTGATTTTCAACAACGACTTGAACTTGACTTTCTGGTAATGTAGCATTAAGTCCTGCTGAGAATGTTACTCCTGGAATGTCTTCGTAGTTACCGCCATCAGTAACTGTAATTGTATCAATTTGTCTATAAGTTACTGAAAATGGATTTGTGTCAATAGTTGCTGTAGCTGTAGCAACTCTAAGTTCACCACCATTATTGGTAAATCCTATAGTTACGCTATCATAATCATTACCTCTGTTTGTTAATGAAATTTCAGCAACATTATACAGTAAATCAAAAGTAGCGCCAACGCCTTGAACACTATTTGTAATTGTTTGAACATTAATTCTTGACGCAGGTAAAATAGAAAATCTACCATGGTCTGTCATTGTTACTGTTAAAATTCTTCCTTGAGGATCTACAGTATCAACTTCAAACTTGGCATCTCTAATTCTTGTTCCTTCGTTAATTACAAGTTCATCGCCCGGAACATAACCAAGTCCTCTTGAATTAATAACTGATGTACCAAGATTCATTATAGCAACACCTTCGGCGCCACCATCAACATCTTGAGCAATCACATAAGTATCATCTCTTTGAATTCTGTTATTAGGTTGTCTATTATTAATAGCAACATCAACATATTTTTTATTTGGTATGTCGTCGTCGCCGCTGACATTAAGATGATAATTTACAGTTCCGTCAACTTTTATAACGCCTGAACCTGAACCAATAAGTGTTAGGTCGCCGCCATCTGTAAAACTATCTGTTAGTATACTTTTTACTCTTAAAGCACTATTTGAAAATCTTGAAGTAGTGTCTCTTTCTACTATTTCCCAAGAATTATCTGTTTCATTGAATCTAAAAACAGCATAAGGGTTTCTTACACTAGGTGCTGAAAAGCCTCGGTCAACTTCAAGACCGCTAACACTTAAAGTAACACCATTGCCGGTTTCGCCGGCATTTAGTGTTATCATATTATCTTGTACTGCTAACTGTTGAGAATTAACAGTAGTCGTTTGCCCTTCAACAACTAAGCTGGCTGTAACACGTACAACACCAGTACCTGAAGACGGTCCGACATCAAGTTTTATCTCTCCGCCGGATCGTGATTTTAGAATTAAATCGTTACTGGTTTGTAGTACTTCAGCCATGCTTAGTTCCTGTTAGTTTATTGATTACGCATTAACGAAATCGTCATCGTCAGTACCAATTAGTACATCGTCGTCACCAGCTTCTTCAGCTTGTGCCGCACCGTCTGATGTCGATACTGTAAAGTTCCATGGAACTGATTTTCCGTCATACGCATTTGTTCCAGTACCATCTGGAGCAACTAGAGTAGCTCTACGTCCAGTAATTTTTGAAACTTGATAAGTTTCTGAATCATCCATTAACATAGTAATTGCCATTTCAGTACCTGTTAGTGCTGATGCTAATTTACCTGTTGTCAAGAAACGATCGTATGTAGTAGCTGGTGTGCCAATTGCAGCAACGCGGAATTTTTTTGATCCTAGCTGTTTTACAATGTAACCTTCTAGAACAGCTGAAACGCCGTCATAAAAATCACACTTGAGTTCGTTTCCACCTGCTGTTGGTGGTCCAAAAAGTTTTTTATTGAGTGGTCTTCCCATTTTTTTTCTCCTAAGTTAGAAGTCCGATGCGGGTTCTAGCCGCTACGAGGTTGGTATTCCCCATAAGTCTACTACAAGTAGCACACTATCTGACACAAGTATTTATCCTTGCGAAAGAATTGCCATTAATTCTGCTTTACTTACAGTATTGAGTATTCTGTTAATTTCATCTAGTTCTTGTTGAGCGTTTACTAGATTTTGTTCTTTTCTTGATTGTTTATATTTAATGATATAGTCCATATGAGATTTCATATGTACTTCTATAGTTTTTTCTATAGCTCTAACATCATGGGAAAACATTGGATGCCGTTTACGCCAAGTGGAAAACTGCTCTCTTAGTTTTTGAAAATCTTCCCATGTTTTAATTTCTAGCATAATTGTATATATTATACTAGTTTGATAAGATTGTCAAGTCATAAAAAAAGGGCGACATAAAGCCGCCCTTTTTAGAGTTCCAAGTATTACTTGAATGAAACGCTTGAGTCTGTGATCTCAACACGTGCCAAGTAGTCTGCAGCATTACCTAGAGACGATGCTGTGTTTGTTAACTCAACATATCCGTATCTAGTCATGAAGCTTACTACAGGCTCAAATGTGCCTGGATCTAGCACAACGCCACTGCTCATTAATGGAATGTATGGGCAGTAGAACGCAGGTGCGTCTGACTCACTTGATCCTTTGTAACCAATAAGAACAGGTGCGTTATTTGCAGCGTATGAATCAACATATACCTTCATAGCGTTGTTCAAAGTACCAACCATCTTAGTGTTAGTTGGAGCTTCGAATGTACCTTCTGTTGTTCTTGCGAACGCAGAAGTTGTAGCACTTTGAAGAATTGTTAAAGCGAATGGTGAAACTACAGCGTAGTTACCAGCGCCTCTTCTTGTACGCTGAGCGATTAGGTTTGCTTGTCTGTTGATTAAAACAGCTAATGCAGCATGTTCATCACCAACAAATGTAGCAGTACCTGATACCGCTGACTGGTCATAAGTCTCTGAACCTGTACCAGCAAGATCACGTAGCGAGTTAATTACTTCCTGATCAATTTCAGCAGTAATTTCTTGCGCTAGTGCAGCCATGATTTCAGCTTCAATGTCAATGCCTTGTTGTGCTTGAGCATCTTGTGCAGCTTCAAAAGTCCAGCGAGCTGATAGCTTTCTGGTTTTTGCTTCTACAGTTTGCTTCAAGATTTGGATTGACATTTTGTTGCCTGGCTCACCTTCAAGTGTAGCAGTTGATCCACCTTTTGCTGGATCAGCTGAGTTACCTGAATAGGCTGCAGCAATCTTGAATGGGCTTAGAGCCTCTTCACCAGCTGTTACACCAGCACCAGTATCTGTGGACGCATAGCGTACACGTAGGGTGTGGATTTGTCCAACTGGACCTGTCATTGGTTGTACACCAACAAGTTCATTAGCAATGACTGTTGGCATTACACGTCTGATCACAGGTAGGATCACACGATTTAGGGTAGCAACGTTACCGGCAGAAGTAGCACCAGCTGTAGCACTCTCTGACAAATACTTTCTAGTATTTTCAAGAGTAGTAGCCATAACCGATTTGCGAGTTCCATCAAGGCCTTCTAATAGAGCGCCTTTGGTTTCCTGCCAGCGTGACTCGAGTAGTTCTGACATAATTTTATCTCCTTAAACTTTAAGTCCCGCGAGCTTGCGGATGTCATAAATTGCAGCAGTTTTGTCCTCACTGCTGTTTGTTTGTGCCTGTGTTTCTTTATCGCCTGTGACTTCTTTGCCTTCTACCAGTGTTGCCTTTGATTTTGGAGCATCGCCTGCCATAACAGCTGGCAAGTACTTTTCAAATGCCGCGTGTAACTTGTCTGTTTTTACGCTTTCAAGTAACTCGTTCATTACTGATTTTTTCTCTCCAGTAAGCGGATTTAATAGTTCGCTCATAATGTCCTTACGTGACGCCATGTCTTTTGCAACACGGATTTCACGCTCTTTGCTTTCTACAATTTCTTGCTTCTGAGCAATTTCTTTTTGTGCTTCAGCCAACTCATCTTTAGCCTGCTCAACAACTTTTAGAAGTTTAGCAGTTTCAGATTTTTCATTTAAATGACTTGAAGCATATTCGCTTGCGAAGGATTCAAAAATCCTGCGACCAAAGTCGTTTCTGCGAGCGGATTCAATGTCTTCTTTTAATTGACTAATTTCACTGTTTAGTTTAGACTTAACTACGCCTTCAACTAACTTAGCTGACTTAGCAATAAAATCTGACTTGACTTGCTCAAATTTTGCTTTGCTTTCACGTACAAGTTTGACTTTTGTCTCTGCTAGGTCTTTCTTGTCTGTGTGGAATTCTGCAATTTCTTTTGAAAGAGCATCAACAATGAAGCTTTCCAATTTAGCAAAATTTGCCGCTACGTTTTTACGATCTTCGTGTAGCTCAGATAATTCAGATGCTAATTTTTGTAGGACAAAGCCCTCCATTTTCTTAGCGTCATCTTTCATCTTTTTCGCATACTTGGCTTTAGCTTCGATAAGCTGATTTCGATCTTCGGCTAGTTCTGATAACTCAGATGCTAGTCTTTCACTTACCATTTTATCAACAGCTTCTACCATTGTAGACTTGTCATGCTCATATTTTTGAGCAAACTCTTCACGAAGTTCTGCGGTGACTTGATCACGGTTTTCTTGAATCTTGCTTGTCCAAGCAGATTCAATTTCCGATTTCATTTCCTCGGAAATCACATCGTTTTCGAATAGTTGTTTAACAATATCAATCATGTGATTCTCCTAACGATCATTTCAGTTTCCTGATGATACTCACCAGGCTTTCTGCGATATACTTCTGTGCCTTTGGGTCGCCTTGAACTTCTTTTGCTATTTTAAATGCCTTTTCACCGCCTAATGTATTCATTAGATGCTCATATACGGGTGTTGGATATGCTCCTGGTGCGCTTGGTTGCGCCACAACATCTACTGTAATAATTTCAAAATCTGATACTTTACCACTTCCGTCTTCGGAAACGTTACCGGAGCCCCTGCTGGAAACGCCTAGTTTGACTCCACTTTGCAACATGGTTTGTACTAATTGTCCCATGGGCGTTGGTAGAACCTTCATTTTTCCGTAGCCGTTTGGACCATCCATCCACATCTTTGTAATCATGTGGCTAACTCTGTCCAAATTAATTCGTAAATCAGCAGGATGATCAACTTCACCTAACACTGAATAACCGCCCTCAATTTGTTCGTTAAGGGTTTTGACAGCCCGAGCAATTTCAGAAGTAGGATAAAATCTTTGATTAGCATTACGAATATCACCTTGGATACAAATGCCATTTAGATACAAAGATTTATCATCTCCCTCACCGGCCCTTTCGAGTTGTAACTGAGCTTGGTCAAAACTTAAATGTTCTGTTAAAGTATTTTTCACCTACTGGGCTCCGATTAGTTTACTTACTGCCAATTACGCTAGTAGCATCAGCAGATCCTTCACCAGCGCCTTTCTTTTCAGCACCGTGACCTGATCCGTCTTTGCTCATGCGCTCTGACTCTTTAGATCCACCAACTTTGTTGATGTGTCCGATATTCATATCTTTTGCTTTGCCAGTTAAACCTGTTTCAGATCCGCCGCCTTCGCCGCCTTTTGCGATGTTAGCAGTAGTTCCGCCCATATTGTTTGGTTTTGCTACTGGTGATGCTTTGTTATCAGCTGTTTCTGCTTTGCCTTTTTTCTCAGCACCGTGACCGTCTACTTTTTCAACGTATTCACGTACTGTTTCTAAGTCTTCAGCACCTTCTTCTGATTCAAATTCTGGTTGAATAGCTTCCATGTCATCCATTTCTGGCTCTTCAGCACCTTCTTCTCCGTCAGCGTACTCTTTAAATGCAGCTTCTAGATCTGCGATAGCATCTTTAAGATCCATGATGTCGCCTTTATCTGCTGGCTCACCGTCGTCTTCAGATTCTTCGCCTTCTGGCTCTTCAACGTCGCCCATCATATCGTCTGTAGCGTCGCCTTCGTCCTCGTCGTCTGCTTCCATTTCAACTTCGTCAAAGCCTTCTTCAACTTCTTCGTCGTCTGCGTCTGCTGACTCTTCAACAGCATCTTCGTCATCGTTGTCTGATGCTTCGTCTACTGCTTCGTCATCTGTATCTTCTTCTGAAGCTTCTTCTACAGACTCGTCTTCGTCCTTAGTGGCTTCATCGACTTCGTCTTCAATAAGACCTTCGTAAATATCTCTTGATTTTTCTACCACGTACTCGTGGAATAGTTCTTCCGCTTTTGCTGTGTCATCATTTACTAAATGATCAAGCATTTCAGCGATTTTTGAATTTTGTTCTGACATAGTAATCCTCCTGAAATTGGTAAGCTGTCAACTAGTATTTACATAATAGTTGTACATTACCCATTAAATGGTGTTTTTTTGAAGAATTCTGCCTATTTAAATACCGTACCAGGGAATTTCTCTTCAAATTCTTCAAAATATAAGTGGCTAAAGTTATTTGTTACACGTTGTACGTTATCTGGTGTAAAAACTTCTTTATGACACACTCTGTAGTATCGTTGGCCTGTAAATTCCCTTAGTATTTTTTCGGTTTGGTTAGCCCAATTACCGAAGTATGTTGCCTGATCAGTGCTACGCTTATAATTAGGCGTATCTGCGTAAATGTTATTTACCTTTCCGTTTAACCCCTGATAATCAAAACCAATTATATAAATGGCGTCATACCCATGCTGACTTGCTAGCCATAGTGCCGTAGGTCCGCTTGACCATCCTTTATGTGGATTAAAGAAGTGTAAACCTTGTATTGTACGTACATCTTTATTAGGGTTTGTCCATACTTGATTGCGTAAATGCCACCCTTTTTGTACAATTTCTTTTACCATTTTAGCATCAACTGCTATTAGATAATCTGGTGTAAATTCTCTATAGACTGCGTTACAAGCATAAATTTTTCCATAGCGTTGTAGTTGTCGCATATCTATCGATTTACGACTAGTACCGTTACCTAAAACAAATGCTACGTTGAGATTATTGTTGTGCGGCGAGTTCTTCTGCGGTTGGTTGTCCATACATACCCTGTATAAATTCTAGTTCGGCCGCTTTTTCAAACTCGTGTGCTTCGCTGTTTTTGCGAAGTTGATTGATTTGACGAAGTGTTAGGCGCACTTTTCTTGAGTCGTTTTTTTCAACAACGTTAATGTCGCGCTCATTTGAATAACGCTCATCATTAGCGTAATCCATTTTCTTATCGTCAAAATAAAAGAATTCCATCAAGTTCATAGTACTATTTATACTCCTGCGCCTGTATCAGGTGTATCGGTTGCTGATACATCAGGTGTATCACCTGCGGCCGCGGCCGCCATATCATCAGGTGCTTCGGTTTCTTGTGCGCCTGCTTCTGCTGATATATCGTTTGGACTTACACCAACACTTCTCATCTGTGCTGATGCTTCAGCTTCTTGAGCAATCTTAGTACCGTTTTCTTCTTTCCACATCAATTCGTTTTCAGTAACTTCTTCTTGTGAAAGACCTAAGAAACGTTTTAGAGCAAAGCGTTTGCTCATGTATGGAACTTCTTGTAGTGCGGCAAATGTTTGTACTCTGTTATTATCTAGCTCTGCTTGTCTATAAGAAGCAAAGTTTTGAGGAGCATTAAACGTAATTTCAAACAAACTATTGTCAATGTTAACACCTTGTTTGATAAGATAACGTTTAAATTCGTGGTCAAGTTCTGTGATAATAAGTTTTTGTAGTCTTTTACAATACTCATTAAAACGTAACTCTTGTATGTACGCTGTACCAACTTTACCGTCATTAAACTGTGCTGGACTGTCGTCTGGCATAGTTGGCAAATAAGAACTTGGAATTCTCAAAGCACGGAAAAGTTTATTAGTAAAGTAACGTAGGTCATCAATTTCACCTAGGTTAGTACCACCCGGTAATGTGTCGACTTTAGATCCTCTACCTTCAGCAGTTTGTGGAAAGAAATAGTCCTCTGAAATACTAAGTGGATTATAACTAGCGTCAATTACATTTGCTCCACCGCCTGTATTACTTGGAATACGTCTTTGATTAATTTCGTTTTTAACACGTTCAACAAAGCTCATAGCCATGTGTGCTGGCATATTACCAACGTCAACATAAAACACTCTACGCTCAGGTGCTCTTTGTACACGATAGATAATAATAGCATCTTCAAGCAATTCTTTTTGTTTGTAAACTTTAAAAACTGACTCTAATAAGGAATTACCAAAAGGATAGTTATTGTCTAATCCTTCTGATAAACTTAAATGAACAACGTGTTCAGCATCAACTGCTGTTTCATTTTGTTCTGTAGAAAAGCGAGATCCCGTAGACTGTGGAGAAGAACCAACCATGCCTCTTCCAAGCGCACCACCACTGACATAACTGCCAGTACCGGCAGGTGAGTTGTGATTATCAGGATGAATAGAAGTTGCTACAAGATTTCTAAAATTGAAATTTAAATCTTTGATAATATACTGTTCAGGCTTTTTACCTTCAGATTCATTTACAATAATCTTTGTAACTTTTGATGGATCGATATGGAATAGTTTTCCAGTCTCGGGATCTCTTAGGAAAAACTCGTCGCCATATTTAAAGCAGTTTCTTACTACTCTAAACATACGTGTTTCAAATTTATTTGATCTGTACCACTTTTGAAGACCTTCTTTTAATAGTTTTACTTCAGTTTGAGTTGGATCGTTTTTGAAGTAAATTTGGAAAGTAGTATTGTTTTCTTTGTTCTGTTGTGTACAAAATTCTGCTAAAATGTCTAGTGCGGCATTTACCTCACTGTCCATATCCATCGTGTTATACTGCATGTATCGTTCAACACGATTTGGTGTACCAGCATAAACATCTGGTAAGAATGATGAATAATTGCTACGTGCCGGGCCTGGCTGACTGCCATTTCCTATCGGGCTGTAACTTCCTGACGAATTACCTGTTGGTACAGGTGTAAAATATTTTTTCCAACTCAAAATCTTCTCCAATTAAGCAACGCTTAACATTTTCTTTTCAATACCTATTTCGTATCTTGTTAAACTTATCATTTCCTGAACAGTACTATTTACTGATTTAATCATATCTTCAGCAGGAATCTGGCGAGCCCTGTCTTTGATAGTGTTATACTGTTCTTCTGTCATAATTGCTCTATCACCAGATACTTTTATTCTAGATTTTGCTCCAAAGTCCACTACACTTCTGCCATATGCTTCTAGGGTTGAATTTAATGTTCCTGCTCTATAACCACTTACTGAATCCAAATTTTTAACATTGTTTACAGCACTAAGTTCTCCTCTCATTAAAGCATCTAGCATAGCATTTGTTTGAGGCTTGTCTTCCGTGTATAAATCAGATGGATCAATGTAACCATTATTTGCCAAAACAAGTATCAATTGTTTCCGCTGGTCCTCATGCAGAGAGGCAAACCATTCCGAACCTTGGTCTTTTGTAGCAATTCTTAAAACATGGCCGCCTTTGTATCCAGGTGAATCATTTTGGCCTATTAGCTCCGAAACAGTAAGCCCATTTTTGTTCATCCATCTTAATATCTCTCCATAAAAACCAACGTGTTTTTGATTTATAAATGCTGACTTACCGCTTATAGCGGTAACTAGGCCTCTTCTATTGTCTCCTGACGCTGTAGCAGTTTTTTGCCATAGATTTGTTAACTGAGCTGAATTTGCCAAACTAACATCCGGATTATTTTTAGCGGTGGCAATCGAACTGGGGTGAATACCGCCAAAAGGATCGGGTTCGGCGTTAGCCAGTCCGTAGTTGGCCCTTGATCTCCATACTTTTAAATTTTTATCATAATAATAAGTACCAGCTTTCATACCAATTTGTTCAGCTTGTGTTTTGTTCATTGTAAGCATTGTCGAAGAAAAAGGAGCTTTATTAATATCTGCGCTGCCGCCACCATAGTTAGAAGCAGTTGATGGATCTACTGTTGGTGTAGGCTTTGCTGTACCAGTTTCAAAATTAAACATATTTTGAGCATACTCCATATCTTCTTCAGTATCAGAATAGTATAAAAACCCTAGGCCGAACCCCATTGTTCTTTTCATACCAGCGTCGAGTTGTTTTATGAAATCTATAGTCGTGTCGCCGCCCGGTAAACTCCTAACGGCAAATCCAAGTATTGTTGAAGCGGCTGATTTTGCGTAAAGATATGCTCGTCCAGCAACAAATTTCCCCCAAGATGTGAAGTACTCAATCATATGCGCTCTTCCTTCGCCAGTACCTAAATAACTCCAAAAGTCTTGAAGATCTTGCCATGCTGTTTTTGAAAATTCAATTAACATCGTGCTTAGTTTTGCAAACTTCTTTCCAAGTTCTTGAGCATCTAATTGTTTTGAAACTGATATTAATCCACTGTTAGGATCTGTAAATCCTTTTACAAAACCCATTTTAAAATTTGTTACTGCTTCTAACATCGCACGTATTGCTTCTGTGATAGTTTCAGTGTTTTCTAAATTTTTATATGCGTCTTTTAGCATATCTGATAGTTCTTTAGGTGTTTTGCCTGATAGATTTTTTTGAATAACTATTTCAGATACTCTTCGCAGTGCTTCGTATTCGTTAGCATGCATTCCCGGCATAACTGACATACCTCTAATTAAACCATCCAGTGTTTTTAATTGATTGTCAGCACCTGCTATAATATTACCAAATAAATCAAAGGTCATATTTCTATATTCATCTATGCCCACATCTGGATCTCTAGCACCCGCCATCAAAGCATCAAGAGCATCTCTAACACCCGGTAACATTTTTTCAAAAGCAAAACCAGCATCGTTAGTAACAGCAAGGCCAAATAGTGTTGCGTTAAAAGCGTCTGCGATTCCTTCATCAAATGTTAGTGCCGCCATCTGTGCCGCCATGGCCATTTTTGCAGCTTGTTGTGGGCTTAATTTGTTCATTTCTAACATTACAATAGCATTTCTTAGAATTTTTTGAGCGCCAGTGTTTTTGCTTTGTAAACTGTCTCCCATTAATCGTTGGAATGTATCTACAGTTTTTGTGTATACTAGAAAATCATTTTGAGTAGTTTTATTAATTTCAAGTGTTCTATTAGCACCTCTTTGGGTTAGGTATAGAAAATTAATGGCTGCAGAATTAATTTCTTCTGTATTATAGCCCATCTTAAGCAATGATGTTCTTGCTGATTCAGTACCAGTAGAAATAAAATCAGCAAACTCTCCAAACTTTCGAATACCTGAATTTGTTGTAGCTCCAAGCGCATTTAGTTCAGTAATATTAGCACCAATTACATTTTGTAGCTCATCTAAACCCATTCTTGCTTGACTTGCTACTTGAACCATTTCAATAATACTTTGATTAAATGTAGCTCCTGCTGGAACTAATTTTTTAGATTGTCTTTCCCATCCTTCTAAAACACCCACACCTGAAATAACAACATCGCCTAAACTACCTATGATTCCTCCAACCCAAGGTAATTTTTTAATTACTGATTCATTTAAATGAGTACCAAAAGCACTCATTGCCGTTTCATTTTTAGCAAGTAATGAAATAAAACCACTAAATGGTCTTACAACATTTTTCATTCCGCGTTCTAGTTGTTGAGCTTTATTTTTAAATCCAGTAAAAACATTTTTTAAAGAATATAAACTGTTTGATCTTGATCTGTTTGAACCTTGTGGACCACCAATTACTTCTAGCAACTCTTTTAAAGTTGCTTCAGTGGCCATGTTGCGAATTTCGCTTTGTCCTAGAGCATCATGTATAAACTTTACTGAGTCAGCCATGTTATGCTCCTGCTCCTGCTATAGCAAACAAGTTATTTGATTTTCTAGCAGATTTATCTAAAAGTCTGTTTGCTACTTCAATTCGTTCTTTTGATAAACTAATCAATGTCATTAAATTTTGATTTAATTCAGACACAGCCGCTCCAGATTCACTAGCAGACATTGTCATGTCATTTACAAATTCACTAGCAGTTTGAATAACTTCATTTCCGTGTGTTTCAATTTCAGTTCCACCACCAAAGTTATTAAGCAGTGTGTTCATTGTTCCTAGATTACCGCTTCTGCGTCCTTCTGGTATTAGAGAATACTCTTTAATCGCTTCATCAATGATTCTATGACCTGTTGCTAGATTTAGCATTCCTTTGTCACGGTATTTAGGATTGTTTATAGCCCATTTTATATACTCGTTGCCAATTACTTGATGAAGTTCAGCCTGTGACATTTCACTTGCTGTTTTCAAGAAGTCCGGACCAAGCATTTGAAGCATTTCCATCATGGCAAATTGTGCTTGTTTGTTAATGTGTGCCTGAGATAGAGGGGAGTTTAGATCATCTCCCATAAACTCTTTAAATGCTTTTGCTCTATCTTTTTGATAGCTGAACATCCCGATGTTAGTTTCTTGGTTTTTAGGATCTGTATGCTGACCTAGCATTAAATTAGATCTAAGACTATTTTCTCTAAACACTTCAGCAGTAAGAACTTTGGCTAGACTAGGTGGCGCACCTTGATTAATAAACGCAGTATAGACCATCAAGGCTCTTTCTTTTTGACTGTCTCCGCCTGAGAAGTTTTTAAACAATTGGTTGGACTTTGGTACGTTATCACCTCCCATCATGTTTACAGTAGCATAATCAGCTAGATCTCGTGCCTTTTTAATTTGAGGATCATATTTCTGATCGACATGAGTCAACATTTTATCTAATATCCCTGGGTCTAATTTTTCCTTAGACATCGCATTAGTAAATGTAAAAGCTAAAATAGCTTTTGCTTTATCAAAAACTTTTTTCAGTTCTAACCAATATAAATCTCGCCCTTCTTTTGTTCCAAATCTAGCAAAGAACATTATCATTTTTGGAACTGCGTCATAAGCGAACTGACCCATTGAAACACCTAGTTCTCTAATTTTTTTAGGCAGTTCTTCGCCTTCCATAGCTATGGAAAATTCCCACAGTGGACCTGGTGATTCTCTTGTACCTATCAAAGCCATAAAAAATCCACGTTTAAACTCTATGATAGCCTGTTGAAATGCTCTCATGCTTTCTGTAAACGTTTCTTTTTCTTTCATTTCTAGATAATTTCTTTTTATCGCAGATCTAAGTTGTTCTTTATTTTTTATAGTTGTACCTACACCTAGTTTAGCAACCAAAGCTGCAGTTTCAGCATTTAGTCCTAGAAGACTTTGTAGATCTTTATCGCCTGAAGCGGCTGCCTTTAATAGTATATCAAACTCTTTCAAACCTTTTGAAGCATTGTAAATTAGCTCTGTTCTAGTATCAATCATTCTTTCATCTAATAACGCTCCTTTTTGAGCATTATTTTTTGCCATGTAAATAGCATTGTCCATTTGACTTACTAGATTAGGATACATCATCAGCAGTGTAGCAATATCTTCTCCCTGAGCCATTAGCCCTAATGTTCTTGCTCTAAATAATTTTGCTCCTGCCTCGCCGTGAATTTGTGTAAAGTTAGCTAATTGTAGACTCATTTCTGTTCTACTGTCGTTACTATATTTTGCTATCTGTAACTGATAAGCGGCATCGGTACTAGCACTAGCAAGTTCGGCTTCTATTTGATCTACTCTTTTTCCAGTTAATGTAGTAAGAGTATGTAATTGTGATTGATAACCAACAAACGAATCAGCAACACCTTTTGCTGTAAAGTCGTTAATCCTTGATCCTCTATAGTTTAGATCCATAAAGTTAATCAACGACTGATTAATCTGAGGAATAGTATAACCTAAACTTATTAAACTGCTTCTTGCTTGGCCACTTCCATTAAGTGCGGCATCTGATACTTTAGCAAAAGCATGAGTACCAAGTGTTATAGTTTCTCCAAAAGCTCTTAATTTTGTACTATTTTGAGCAACCATTTTTGAAAAGTCATCTAGTGACATGTATGTCAAAGTAGAAGCACTCATCATTTCAAGTATACTGTTATTAAAAGTTGCCCCAACAGAAGTCAAGGACATTAAAGATTTGTTCCATTGTTCAAATGCTTCAATAGAACCGGATACTGCTCCGCCTACTGTGCCTAGTACTTTACCAAAAATAGGTAGCTGTGATATAACTTGATTGTTAAGAACTTTGGTATAAGAACTTATACGGCCTTCACCTTTGATCAACATTCCAGCAAATGTACCAGCGGCACCTGTTACATTACCAATTTGGTTAACCGTACCTTTAACAGCACCAGTTAAAAGACCAACAACGCCTCCAGCAACCATACCCATTGGTGTTCTGCCTAATATACCAGAACCTCCGCCACCGCCGGTGCCACCACCGATGGCTTTTACCAATTGTTTAAGTGTTTCTTCAGAAGCGGCGTTTTGAAGTACTGCTCCGTCTAATTGTCCACCATAAAATTCTACATTTTTTGCCATTTTGAATCCAAGAATAAAACTAGCAGTTATCTGCGCATATAAATATCTCTATACAATACTATTTATAGGAATAAAAAATGGCTGAAAATAACAATCAATTTGATCCGACTGCATTCGTGCAAGCACAAGCAGAGCAAGCCGCCAAGGCAGGCCAGAATACTGTGCCACAAGCGCCATTGGCTTCTGCTCCGGTTGTGGAAAAAGCACCACAAGCACAAGGAAACCCTTTGGCATCTTTCTTTAGACAGCCAAAGATTCACATTTCACTTCCAAGCAAAGGCAAGTTTTGGCCTCAAGGAAGTTTAGAAACACCACAAACAGGTGAACATCCTGTTTACGCAATGACAGCACGTGACGAGCTGTTATTCAAAACACCAGATGCGTTAATGAACGGATCTGCTATCATTGAAGTAATTCAAAGTTGTATCCCATCTATCAAAAATGCTTGGGATATGCCAAGTCTAGATGTTGACGCTGTACTTACAGCAATTAGAATGGCAACTTATGGTGTAGACATGGATGTCACAGCAACATGTCCAAAGTGTAATCATCAAAGTGATAAGAGTGTTGATCTAAGAGGAATACTTGACGGATTAAACTCTACTTCTTTTGCAACTACAGTTGAAGTTGGCGATAATATGCTTGTTCATTTACGTCCGATGACCTACAAAGAAATTACAGGCACCGCACTAAAAACATTTGAACATCAAAGAATTTTTTCAATCATCAATAATGATGAAATTGATGATCAGCAAAAAATGAAATTGTTCAATGAAAGTTTTATTAAACTTACAGATCTTACACTTGCTACAGCAGTACAGTGTGTTGTAAAAATTGAAAGTTCTGCCGGTACTACTGACAATCCAGAGTACATTAAAGAATTTTTAGAAAAAGCAGACAAGTCTGTGTTTAATGCAATTAATGACTCTGTTAATAAATCACAAGAAAGCGGTCGTATGGCAAGTTTCAAAACTACATGCGATGGTGAAAATTGTGATCATGAATGGGATGTAAAACTTACCTTGGATCAAGCGGATTTTTTCGGACAAGGCTTTCGAAGTTAACTATTAACGACATTCTTGCCGAAACGAAAGCCATGGACGACCAGGCAAAAGATATTAAATCAGAAGCAATGCGCTCTGTGTGGTATATGCGTGGTGGGCTATCATATGCTGAAGCTATGAATCTTAGCTTCGAAGAACGTGAAATAATTGTAAGTATTGTTAAACAAAATATGGAAACCACAAAAGAAAGTGGTCTACCTTTTTTCTAAGCCGCTTTTGTTTGCTTAAACAAATTCATTACTTTTACTGTTTGCTGGGGATCTTTCTTAAGAAGTTGGGTCATTGCCGCAGACATAGTTTCATGTTCTACTCTAGTCAACTGCTTTCCTTGTAAACTTTTAGACATGCTTCTTCTAAGTGCTGTAGAATCGATACCAGGAAATTCTTTAGCAATATTCTGATAGTTTAAGCTACCAACTGTTTTTTCTTTTTCATCAGGATCAAAAATCTTTGATGCTTTTGCATCTTCTGGGTTATCACCCATTCCTGATTGAACACCGTCTTTGGCTTTACTAGCAATACCGCCAATTGCTGTACCAATGCCTTTTAAAAAGCCTCCGCTTTTTTTCTCTTGTGATCCATCCGTCCCAGTTTGAGCAGTGTTGTCATCACTGTCGGGCTCATCTTGTTTTTGTGCTATTGGTTCAGGTGATGGTTTTAAACCGCCTAAATCATCCTTGTCAATGTTTACTGATATTCGGCTTAATACTTTGTCTAGTACGTTTGTTGGAATAACTGCTTCAAACACGCCCATAAATTTAAGTGCGCCAAAATATTCTGCGTCTTCTTTTAGTGTCCAATCAATGCGTTCAAAGTTTTTTCTATAACGCTGTGACTCTTCACTGTACATTGATAATAATTCTAATTGATCGCCGGTTTTTTTTCTACGATTACGCTGATAGATAGCACTTGGTGTATTAACTAAACCACCTTTTTGTCTACCACCTGTCTTTTGTCTTTTCATAGTTACAGGAACATCGATATTCACATCGTCTTTTTTATTCATAGCTAATGGATTGTTATCGTCTGTAGGGCTTTGTGGTTTAAGTTTGTCTAGTTCAGAATCTGAACCTACTTCTGGTTCAACTTTTTCGGGTTCTGCTTGTGGTTGGTTTTGTTTTTGTGGCGCAAGAGCCTGTAGCTCTTTGTCAATCATACCAGCAATTTCTCTAGTATCGATGCCTTTTTTGTTTAGGAAAGCGAGTAGTGTTTGTGTAGTAGGTTTATTACCATATTCTGCAGCAGTACGACCTACAAACTGCATGTATTCTTTTTTAAGTATATTAGCAATTTCACCTGTTTGAAGTTGTCCTTTAGCAGAAGCACCTCCATCTCCACCAAAAGCTGATCTAGCTCTAAGTGCTGTTCTTTTTAAAAACCCTTGTGGTGCTTCATCTAGGTTATCGATGTTTTCTAATTGATTCAGTTTCATATTACTATCTCTAAGTTCCTATATTTATAACGCTATTAAGTGAGCTAACGCTCACTTGTCTTTATCGCTATCGCTCAAAGACATTTTCTTATTATTGATATTTATGTTTATTATTAATTGCGAAGCAATTTTAGCATCATCTAGATTGTATGGTCACAATTAGCCCGTTGCCGGGCCAAAGTATGAATTTTGAACATCATCTGAGTTCGCACAGTCACAATAGCGTTAGATCTACAATGCTTACTTTATAATGCATAGCGTAGGCGGTTATCCTATACCTACTCAATCCGTCTTAGTATCTCATGTACAACGGCAGTTTATAATACAAACGCTAACTTATACTATAAACCTGCGGGAGTTACCCGCTCTTTTAGCCTTTTTTAATCTTGTTCTGACAGCAAAACCGGTTTTATGAAGGCATATCCGATCATCGTCCTGTAAAGGATAGTTGCTGAAATCGTTGCTACCAATCAACATTCCTTACCGTCACACATCAGAACGGATTTCGGGCACCATAACTACGCCGGTGCGGGCTTATTTGGTAGTGTTCTTTGCCTGTTGTTCTAATAGTGCCTTGCGCAATTTATCTGATCCGCCTACTCTCACATTAATAATTCCGTTATAATAGTCGTCTCTTTCCAATACACGGCGGTCAAATTGCTCTCTTGCCTCTATGTAGGACATCTCTGCCCTGTTAGTACAAAGATATAATATTTCTCGGGTGAAGTTTGCTGGGCCTAGTGCTTCGACATCTGCTTGTAAACGATCTGATGAACCCCAATAGTCCTTCCAATCGCTTTCTTTGGTGCCTCTGCGTTTGTTTTTTCTGCCTTTGAGTGGCGGTTTGGTAGTTTTGAATTTGGCTAGTTTTTTGCCTATGTATTTTTGCCCAGTCTGTGTGTTTGTGATGAGGTAGACAAACCCTTCGTATTCCTCAGGAATACTATCTAGTGGTTTATTCTGGTAAGTCCATGCCGGATTCGTCGTCATCAGCATTACTTACTTTCTTGGGTCTACCTATTACGCCTTTTCTGGCTGCCTTACGATCTTGCCTTTTTGCCTGTACTTCGTTTCGTCTAAGGCTAGCAAAGTTTCTAATTTCACTTAGCCAATAACGTGCTTTGATGCCTGCGGCATCTGATCCACTATACTCAAACTTATCTTGCCATTTAAAGTATTCCTGAAATGCTCTTATAAGTTTGTCATGCGATTCTGTACTCATTCCACCAGTTCAACATCATTTGAATATGATGTAAATCCGTTTTCCTTTATTACTTTGAGAACTTGATTAACACGAGTTGCTAAATCATCTCTATGAGAAATTAGGAATACGTTTTTATCACGTTCTCTAGTCATTTTCTTTAATACAGCAATACTAGATTCAACACCACTTGAATCCATACCACTGTCTACTAGTTCGTCGATAAACATCAAATTAATACTATGATATAGACTTTCCCAAACATCACGGAATGCCCAACTCATGGATAAAATGAGTCTATTTCGTTCACCTCTACTGAGATTGTCAAAGTCTAAGTCCTGTCCTAGTTGTGTAATAATGACACTTAAATCGTTCTGAAATTCTACAGTGTGTGGTAATCCAATTTTACTTAGATAGTATGTTAACCTCATATTTAGGTAACTTAAATTTTGATCAATGATACGTTTTCTTACAAAACTATCTTTGTTCGTAAGCAGTTTATACAAGAATTCTTGATGTTCTTTTACTTTCGTAAGTTCGTTTACAGCATCCCAGTTTATTTCTTGTAGGGCTGTTTCTTTAAGTTCAACAATCTGTTCTTCATAAGGATTAGTATCTTGTTTTTTCTTTTCTAACTCTTTATGTAAACTTGCTAGTGTACTTTTATGATTAACTGCTTCTTCTAGGTTGTCATATTGTGTAGGAGGACAAATTTCAAGCTCTCCAATTTCGTTAATAACTGCTGTATGCTCGTCAAACTGTGTATTATTTGTTAAAATTTGTAAAGCGGCTTCTTGTTTTTGTTCTTGTTTGCTGTTTAGAATTTCTTCTTGTGTAGTGTCGTGAATTTCTTGTCCACAAGCATGACACTTATGTTCTTTTAAAAGTAAAATTTCTTTGTCTAGTTTAGCAATAGTTTTTTCTTGCTTGTTATTGTCTGCTTCGATATTAGCAATCCAACGCTGTGCTTCTTCTAAACGCTTTTTCTTTTCATTGAAGTTTTCTAAACATTTGTGTGCGTCAATTTCTGCTTCAATATCGATCTTTTCTAGTAGAGTAATACTTTGATCTAGCTCATTTACAGCACTAGTATGATTATCCTGCCATAACTTCTGCTTTCTTTCTAAACTTTGAATAGATTCTTCAATTTTTTGATTGCTTACTTTAATAGTTTCGATCTTTGTATTCTCTTGTTGAATAAGATCTTTGCTAATTCTAATTTGTTCTTTTAGTGCGTCTGCTTTTTCTGATAAAATTGTAATACCAAGCAACTGTTCAATGATAGCACGTTGATCGTTTGACTTCAAACTTAAGAAAGGTTCAGTGTATGTGTTTAAGGCCACTAGATGTTTAAACATTTCATGGCTCATACCAAACAGTTTTTCAATTTCTTTTTGTGTTTGTCTACTATCGCCTTGACTTTCGTCAACATCATCTGCTGAATATTCTTCTCCGTTTACATTAAGTTTAAGAATATTAGGTTTACGACCGCGCTCAATATGATAATCAACACCGTTCTTTTCAAAACTAACAGTAACTAACATACCTTTACTGTTAATTTTGTTAATTAAATTGTCTCTTTTAATATTTGTAAGGGCAACACCGTAGATAGCATAACTTAAACTGTTAATAATCGTAGTCTTACCAGTACCATTTCTAGCACCGCTATCGTCACCCCCTAAGTCTAAGTTTTCTCCTAACACAAGTGTTAACATGCCTTTGTCAAAGTCAATGGCCTGTGTTTGATTACCAACACTCATAAAGTTTCGGACTGTAAGATTCTTAATTTTGATCATAGGTCGTTATAAATCTCCAATAGCAGTTTTTGATCATACTGTTCGGAATCAATATTTGTGATCTGATTTACAACAATAGTATCAACACTTTCAAATTTTAAATCAATTGGTTGAATATCTTGAGAGTCAATTTCCGTTTTTTCTGGAATAAGCATAAGTTCACGCAAGTTATATTGTGGCATGAACGTTTCTTTGATAAAGTTTGCTTCTTCAAAACTGATAGGAACGTCAATAGTAACACGACAGTGCATCTTTTCTTTAAGTAGATTGTCTGGCGCTTCTAAAAGTTTTGAAAGTTTGTATGTTCTATACAACGGCTGATCCGACCAACTACGATACTCTGGAGTACTACCCCATTCGAGTATCATCATGCCCCGTTCATCATCCCATGCGTCAGCATAGTTGTGTGGAAAAGCATTGCCAATGTATGTAATATTTCCTTTGGTTTGGCGCTTGTGAAAATGTCCAGAGAAAACATATTCTTGATTAACAAAATCATTGGCTTGTAGTTGACCGTGATCAGGCATTTGTACCATAGCATTCATATAGAACAATGGTAACTCAAAGTGTCCAAAAATATATCTTGATTTGATATCTTTAACTTTTTTCCATTCTTCACCGACTAACCAAGGAAGTAGTGTAACATCTCCGTCGGTTATTGGATGATTAACAGATACAATATTTGGAAATAGTCTAGCAAATTCTAAACTGTGAATTTCTCTTTTATCTTTGTAAAACTCGTCATGATTACCAAGCATAAGATATGTTTTATCAAATGCGTTGTTAAGTTTTTCTAAGTTACTAACACTGTAGTTCATAGTGCTAACATCAGTAGTCGCACGATTATGGTGCCAGTCACCTAAAAATATACAAGTTTCACAATTCTCTTTTTTGGCTTCTTTAATGAACCATTCGATAAAATCTTCGCAGTCTTTGTTATGTATCCTACTGCCAGATTTCATTCCGAAATGAATATCAGTAAAGCAAGCCGCTTTCTTAAATAGCGCCATTATTTCATTCTCCTATACTAGTATAAGGTCTTTTAGTGAAGAAGTCAAGAGTTACTTTTTGCCATTATCGCCCGGATCGACACCTAAGTTTTCGTTAGAGTTTTGTCTAGACCAACTAGGGTTCATTCCGTTCATTTCTAAGATATCATCTCGAATGTTTTGATTACGCTTTTCGATATTGATGATTCTAACAAATGAATTAGTAACAGCGGCAGTATAATAAGCAAACGGATTATTTGATTTTGATTCGTCAAACTGTAAACCAATTTGTGCTAATTGAAGTATCGCTTGCCCACGCATCTCATCATTATACGTGTAACCTCTTACGTTACCACGTGTAGCATAGCGTTCGCATAGTTTCATCCACATGCGAGCTAATTCGTTAGTTGCTTGTCCGTTAGTTTTAGAGAAATAACCGTTTTGCATTCCTCCAACCCAGTGACTTTTACCTACGCAGATAAGATTGTCGTTTTCATCAAACTTCCAATGCTGGAAAGGAGGAAAATTAACTCTTTCGTGTGCGTCTGCTACTGTTTTTACTGTTTTCTTACGACCAGGAGCAAGTGGAACATGCTCAAAGGTCATAATTCTAAAAATTAAATCTGTTTTTTCAATTTTTCTATAATCGATTTCAAATTCTTTTGCTACTACTTTTTTGTTGTTTTCTTTGGCTTGTTCAAAATTTGCTGTTCCTAGTCGCTTTGCTTGGTTTCTTTTAGCTTCGGCGATGGTTAAACGGTTAATTTTTTCTAAACTTGGTAGAATAATATCGTATTGACTGTATTCTTTAGCAACATAGGAGCAGTATGTGTTCTTACTTTTGTGTATTTCTTTCAAAAGATCTCTATTGTTAAGGTATTTTACTCTTCTTTGTGTCATATATTGGGACTCCTGTAATACTTATATAATAGCACATTTCTCGAGAAATAAATAGAGTAAAGTTAAAGGAATTTTACCAAAATGGCATTACCAACAAATACACAAAGTAAAGCAGGAATTGCTTCGAGCGGAACCGGAGTAAGAAATAAAATTACAATAAGTGGTTCAGCTCCAACCAATACTTCCTGGAAGATTTACAACTATGCTGGAACAGGACAATCTCCAGGTGGATTTCCTGGTAATGCTGGTCCTAGTAACAATGCTGGTCCATCTAGTGGTAGTGGAAGTTATAGATTTGGTATCAGTGGTAAGCCACAAGCCAACGGTATAGAAAAAGCTCTAGGAGCAATTGGTTCTGCGATAGCACTGGTTCAAGTAGGAAAAAATTTAATAAACGCAGGAGCAGGAGTCATTCAGTCTGTGCCTGGAATTATTGAGCAGATGAAAAGAATTGGCGATTCTGCGAAAACTGTAGCAGGAAATATTTTTGAAGCACTGGGTTCTGATGATCCAAATGACCCTGGTAATAAAGAGGGTGGAGGATCAGAAGAACAAAGCGCAGTAACAGGCGGTTCAAAAAATGATTGGCGTGTAAAAATTTGTGTAGGAAGTCTAGACAGTGTTTTTAGAAATGCTTCGTCAGGATATCTAGCACCTCTTAAAGAAACAAATAAAGGTGTGGTTTTTCCATACACTCCACAAATTTCAGTACAACATAAAGCAGATTATTCTAGACTAGACCTAGTTCATAATAACTTCCCTTTTCAAGCATATAAAAACAGCGGCGTTGATGATATACAAATTAACGGAACGTTTACAGTTCAAACATACAATGAAGGAATTTATTGGCTAGCGGCTGTTAGGTTTTTTCAAGCTCTCACAAAAAGTTTTTATGGACAAAGTGTTCCTAATGGTTTTCCTCCTGTAGTCGCACAGTTACACGGTTATGGAAATTACATGTTTGGAAATCAAGATTCGAGGGGCATAAATGTTGTAGTTAAAACTGTCAATATAGAATTACAACGAAACGTTCAATACAAAAGAATTAATTATAATGGAACAAACAATTGGGTACCATTAGAAAGCAGTATAGCAGTAACAGTAAGCCCAGTCTACAATAGAAGTACACTGAGAAGATTTAATCTTAATGACTATGCTAATGGCGGTCAGAGAGGAATATTATAATGGCAACATATAAAAAATCAAGTCCGTGGTTTAAAACAAAACAAAATTTTAATTACTTGGATGTATTAGAGTATAGAGTTATACCTGAAACTGATAAAGATTATCCTTATGAGATTGAAAATAAATTTAGACATAGACCAGACTTACTAGCACATGCTCTTTATGGAAATTCTGAACTGTGGTGGATTTTTGCTCAACGAAATCCTTCATTGTTAAAAGATCCAGTATTCGACTTTGAACCTGGCTTAATCATATACATACCTACAGCATCCACACTTCAAAATACCCTGGGAGTATAGTATATGGCAGTAACCCCTCATTCTAATAACGTAACTGCTACAGAAGATGCCGCTACATCACAAAACACAGCTTTTTTCGAAAAAAGATTTGGCAACACTACACCAAATATTTTAAAAGATTACGAAAGTGTAACTTATCGTATCAGCTTGGGTGCTGTTTCAGGAGATTCGTTTAAGAATGCTTCGTATCTAGACGATACAGCCAATGGTAAGGATTCTCGTTTTATTGTTTTTGGTGAATCTGGTTTTACAGGAACATCGAACAATAAAGAAACTAAAGGCAGTTCTAACAGTATCGGAAAACGTGTAATAACTGCTAAAGGCGTTCCTGAATATTTTATTGACAATCTTAATTTTAAAATTATGATGCCAGGCAACGACTTTGGATATTCTGGATTAGCAGGTGGATCATTTGAGGTTGTTGAGCCCTATAGTTTAGGTTTGTTTTTTGAGTCTTTGTTGGCAAGTTCTATTTCGGCCGGATTTAAACATTTTAATGATAATTGTCCTTTTATTTTAAGAATAGATTTTTTTGGCTACAAGGACGGAGAACAAAAAGAAATACCAGATGCTGGAAGGGTAATACCGATTAGAATTCAGAATGTTACTTTTAAAGCAAACGAATCTGGAAGTCAGTACACTGTAACTTTTTTAGAATTTGGATCTAGTCATTTTGCATCAGATCCTGTTAAAGATCTTGTAGTTACTACTACTTTTGCTGCAGGTTCAAATTTGAGAGAAACAATAGCAAACTTTCAAAAGACGTTAAACGACAGAGAAGCAGACAGAGTCTCTAAAAAACTAAGAAAATATCCAGACGTGTATAGAATTGTTGTAGCGCAAGGATATGCTAACACTACGCAACCCACTTCACAAGAATCTATCAATAGATGGAACGGAGAAATTAAGTTTTTATCAAATCTAGACGAGTACGAAAAAAATAAAAAATATTTTAATCCTGTTGATGAAGATACAAATGCTCCAAATGCTAGACTTATAACAAATGAAGCAAATCAAACGGTATTCACATACACTTCATCACCTGATTCTCAAACAGATTTATATGCTGTATTAAATGATATAATGTGTCATACAGAATTTGCCAAGGAAAGTATAGAAAAAGCAGATAAAGACGGATATACATTGTGGTGGACCATCAATGGACAATTAAGTCATCAGATGGGAACTACCACAACAAGCAGAGACCCAGAAAGACCTACTGACTATCGAGTTCAACAAAACGAAACCCCAAAATATGATCCGATAGATGGTCGCATACCGATGACTTACAACATCATTCTTCAACCATTTTTGGTAAGGTTAGATCAACTTAAAAAACCAGCAGTTAAAATAGAAGATACACCTAAAGTTAAAAAACAAATCAAAAAAGTGTATTCTTATCTATACACTGGTTTAAACGATGATATTCTTTCTTTTGATATGTCTTTTAATAATATGTTTTATATATCTGGACAACCACAGGCTTGGTCAACAACCGCTGAAGAGTCTTTGAAAAAAATTCTAAAGAATAAAACTGAAGCACAAAATACAGGAGAAGATGCGAATCTTTCGGTGTTGTCAGAAATGGCAATTGGAAATATCACCGTTGGGTTAGATAAGACAGGTACACCAAAGATAGCAGGTGGACTAGGAACAACAACTACAGAAATTGAAGTTGCTCGATGGGTACATTCTAATGTTACAGGACATACAAATGATAATACACATGAAGCAAAAGTACAGCTAACATTAAATTTAGCAATACTTGGTGACACATATTATTTGCCGATGGCAGGTTTGAGTAATCAGCTTACTGAAGCCAAAGACGAAATGAGATGGAAAGGCGAAGAAACAAGAATTTATGTAAGATTTAGAACTATTAATGATTATCCGTTCACAGGTTCTAGCTTACCAATTACAAACTTCGATGGTTTAAAAGATCATCCTTTTAGCGGAATTTACAGATTAATGATCGTAACCAATGAATTTACTGGCGGAGTGTTTAAACAGAAACTAGAGCTAAGAAAAGACTTTTCAATTGACCCTGATATAAAAGCAGATGCTACTTTAGTTGATCAACAATCTAGTGGTACAGCACAAAATTTAAATCCAATTTTGGGTGCTGACTTTAAACAAGGCGAGGTTGATGGAGTTGCTATTATACCAAAATCACCTAGTCTAGAAGAAGGACCAAATCAATGACGGCAACCAAAGGACATATAAGACCATCAGGTCCTAGAACTGCTAGGGTAGTGGGCCACGACACTAAAACAGGTGTAGGCACATTGTTTGTAAGTTTACTAGGAAGGTACGCAGGAACTTATGCTGAAGAATCGCAAATTATTTCAGCTTATCATGCTCCTCCGTTTTTTGGTTACACCAACCATGCTTACAATGGTAAAAATACCGGTAATGATAGGGCGTTTCAAGATACACAAAAATCTTATGGTATGGCTTTTGTTCCTCCTGATGTAGGAACTAAAGTAATTGTAATTCAAATTGATGATACCAAACAATGGTTTTGGATAGGAGTTGTTCCTGAACCAGGTATTAATCATATGGTACCAGGAATTGCCGCCGCAGAAAATGTAGACCTATCTCCTGAACAGCAAGAACTTTACGGAAATACAAAATCATTACCAGTGGGCGAAATAAATGTAGCAACACTAGAAGAACAAGGTGTTGATATTGAAAATGCTAAACGCCCATTGCACCCTTTGGCAGGATTTTTACTAGATAGTGGATTAGTAGGAGATCCTATTAGAGGATCACACGGTAGTACTGTTCGTAGATCTGCTATACCTAATGTCTACGGTATAAGCACACCAGGACCAATTGATAAAAGACAAAATGCTTTAAAGCAAAAAAAGGGAACTAATCAAGATATTTCTGATCCTGTTTTTGTAAGTCGAATAGGCGGACATCAATTTGTCATGGACGACGGCGACGAACGTTTTGTAAGAAAAACAACAGCTGATGCTGGACCACCAGAATATGCTGATACTACAAAAGGTGAATCAGGAGACGTAAGAATACCCTACGGTGAAAGTTTTAGATTAAGAACTAGAACAGGCCACCAAATACTGTTACACAATTCAGAAGATTTAATTTATATTGGAAACAGCAGAGGTACTGCTTGGATCGAACTAAGTTCAGACGGAAAGATTGATATTTTTGCTCAAGACAGTATTAGTATTCATACACAACAAGATTTTAATTTTCATGCTGGTAGAGATATTAATATTGAAGCAGAACGTAATATCAATATAAAAGCAACAGGACGTAACACAGAAAGTCCAGATGGAGAAGGAGCAACACCCGATGCTGTTGGTAGAATACATGTTGATGCCGCAGGCAATTTAACAACCATAGTTGGTGGATTTAAAAATACAAATGTAGAAAAAGATGTTAGCACAGTGGTCAAAGGTGCTGAAAGAAAAACAGTTGCTAAGAACTTAGAAGAAACAGTAGGCGATGATATTAAACTTAAAGCAACAAATATTAACTCATATTCATTGAACAATACAAGAATTAGATCAGATAACACAACAAACATTAATAGCGGCCAGTTCCATAGAGAAACTGCTGATAAAATTGAGATGAATTGTGATCCTGCTGAAATAGCACAAACAGGTGCTGTTGCTAGTGTAACGGTCGCAGAACCTTTAAGTTTACATCAAAATGCTGTTGTAGATATTACATTACCGTGGGCTAATCAAGAATATCAAAGTGAGGAGCCGTTAGAAAGTATTATGAAACGTATTCCACAGCACGAACCATGGTTTAACCATGAAAACTATGATCCTTTATCAGTAGCACCACCTAAGACTGATAGGGATATTAAGGAGGAATAATATGGCTAGAAAAATATACAATCAGCAAAAAGTACAAACAATTGAAGCCAGTTCAGGAACAGTATCTGCTGAAGGTTCTAGTTTTAGATATAGAGGGTTTAATTCAAGAAATTCTACTAAAAACTTTAAGCAGTACGATTTAGATTTAGTAAAGCAGGACTTGTTAAATCATTTCAATATTCGCAAAGGTGAAAAGCTACAACTTCCAAAGTTTGGCACAGTAATTTGGGACATGCTGTTTGAACCAATGACATCTGAAAATATTGATATAATTGTACAAGACGTAGAAGAAATTGTAAACAGAGATCCTAGAGTAAAAGCTAGGAATGTAAGCGTAGATGCTACAGATAAAGGTGTACTGGTCGAGATGGATTTAGAATATTTAGAACTAAATGCCACAGAACAGTTAAGAATTAACTTTGACAGGAGAAACACAGAATAGCTGGAAAATAAAATGCGCAGTTTTTTATCTCCGGTAAATAGTGTATAGGGCAAGAAACAGATATGACAACTACAACTAGACAAAATAATTTAATACTTGCGGAAGATTGGACTCGCATCTATCAGACGTTCCGTAACGCTGATTTCAAGTCTTACGACTTTGAAAATTTGCGTAGAGTAATGGTAGAATATTTGAGAGAAAACTACCCCGAAGATTTCAATGATTTTATTGAAAGTTCAGAATACGTTGCCCTTATTGATCTAATTGCATTCTTAGGTCAAAGTCTTTCATTTAGACTTGACTTAAACAGCAGAGAAAATTTCATTGAATTAGCAAACAGAAAAGAAAGTGTTTTACGTATTGCTAGGATGCTTTCATATAATGCTAAACGTAATGTTGGCGCAAGCGGGTTACTTAAAATTACATCTGTTTCAACAACAGAAAATTTAACAGACAGTAACGGTATTAATCTGTCTGGACAAACTATTCAATGGAATGATCCTACTAATCCTAATTGGTTTGAACAGTTTATTTCTGTTATAAATGCTTCAATGGTACCAAATACTGAATTTGGTAAAGATCAAGGTTCGAAAGTAATTGACGGCATCAAAACAGATCAGTACAGATTTAATAGCACAAACACAAGTATACCGTTGTTTAATTTTTCAAAAAATGCCTCTGGTAGATCTATGCGTTTTGAAATTCCTAGCACGTCTATTCTAGCTGAAAACTTTATCTATGAAGAAAGTCCAGTTCCTGGTAATAAGATGGGATTCATTTATAGACAAGACGGAAAAGGAAACGCAAGTGCTAATACAGGATTCTTTTTACAGTTTAAACAAGGAACACTAGAAAGTGCTGAGTTTGAAATAACACAACCGACTGTCAATGAACAAGTTTCAATCACTACACCAGGTATTAATAATAGTGATGTTTGGCTTTATAAATTAGGAGCAGACGGAAATCCACAAAATCAATGGACTAAAGTAGATGCTATTGAAGGAAACAATATTATCTATAATAGTTTGTCATCAAACGAGAAAAATATTTATACTGTTATAACACAAGAAGATGATACTGTAGATTTATTATTTTCAGATGGTGTCTTTGGTAATTTACCATTGGGTGTGTTTAGATGTTATTTTAGAACTTCTATCGGAGCAAGTTTTTCTATCTCTCCAAGAGATATGAGAAATATTAGTATTGATATTCAGTATAATAATGCAATAGGTGTAACTCAGACTATTACACTTACAATGAATCTACAATATACTGTTGAAAACAGTGCTCCATCTGAAGACATTGATTCGATTAGAGCTAAAGCACCGGCACAGTATTATACACAAAATAGAATGGTAACAGGAGAAGATTATAATCTTGCTCCTCTAGGTAGCTCACAAGAAATTTTAAAAGTAAAAGCAATTAATAGAACATCAAGTGGCATTAGCAGAAATTTTGATATTGTAGATGCTAGTGGAAAATATTCTATGGTTAATGTTTTTGCTGATGACGGTTTAATTTATAGAACAAACACTGAAAGAAATTTTAGTTATACATATACAAATAAAAATATTGTTTTAAATTACATTAGAAGTACAATTGAACCAGTAATTGAAGATTCAGAAACATATAATTTTTATATTACAAACTTTGATAAAATTTTTACTAGTGATGTTAGTGTTAAGTGGTTACAAAGTACTACTGATATAAATGGAAGTACAGGTTATTTTGGAAACATTTTTGACGAATTTCCGATCAAGATTGGAATCTACACTACAAGCAATTTACGTTTTATTGAAGCAGGAAGTTTAATTAAATTTTTACCACCTTTAGATACTCAAGCATTTAAAGATGGAGAACTAGTTACTTACGATCCAACAGATAAAACTCATAAGAAATATGTATGGACAAAGGTAGTAAGAGTAGTTGGAGATGGTACAAATGCTGGTCAAGGAAACCTTTCCAGTGGCGTAGGCCCTGTAACATTTTCTGATCCTATTCCAACTGGATCAATTCCAACACAGGTAGTACCTAAGTTTGTTAATAACTTACCAACTGACATTGAAACAGAAATTTTAAATCTTAGTTTTTCTAGTCAAACATTTGGTCTAAGATATGATATTGAAACACGAACATGGAGAGTGATTTCTAGTAATAATATTGATCTTTCGAGTGATTTTAGTTTAGGTCAAGCAGGCGACAACACAAATACTAATGCTGATGCTAGTTGGATTCTAGCATTTGTATATGACGGCGATGAATTTAGAGTAAGAGTCCGTGGAACAAGTTATGTATTCTCTAGTGTTGAACAAAATAGATTCTATTTTGATAGATCAGAAAAAATTTATGACAGTAAAAAAAGAACAGTCATTAAAGATCAAATCAAAGTATTAGATATTAATAGTGTTCCTGAGGGTAAAGAATTATCGGCTTCACAGTTGGCTGATAAAATTATTGAACTTAAAAATTCAAATCCAGATTTTACATCGGCTGATGTTGCTACAATTATTGATCAAGACAAAACTTTAAAGAATGATATTTTGTTTGAAATATCAGATAGTGTTAGATTTGAAGACGGATATCAAAGCACTGAAAGTGTTAAAGTAACTTTTTATGATACAGACGATGACGGTGTAATTGATAATCCAGATAGTTTTGATGATATTGTTGGAACTGATCTAACAGACAAGTACTTGTTCTTTAAAAAATCAACAGACAATTATGGATTTACAAAATTAGATTTTATCGACAATAAAAATAATACTGTTTTAATTAAAGACAAAGAAGTTAATACAAGTGTTAATGATTACGATCATAACCAATTAATTTACTTTTATGATCAAGCAGAAAATTTTGTTAAACGTGTTGATTTAATTACTAGAACATTTATCTTAGAACCTAGTTATATAGCATATATTGGAAGAAGCGGATTAAAGTTTCAGTACATTCATAATGCCAGTAGTGATAGAAGAATTGACCCTAGTGCTAGTAACATTATTGATATCTATTTGTTAGTTAGAAATTATGATATTAATTACAGAAATTATCTAATAGGAGCAACAGCTACAGCACCAGAAGAACCAACTCCTGAAAGTTTAAGAGTTCAATTTGGTAAAGAGTTAGCCGATTTAAAATCTATTAGTGACGAAGTTGTGTATCATCCAGTAACATATTTTCCATTATTTGGAAGTAAAGCACCTACAGAATTTCAAACAACATTTAAAGTTGTAAAAAATAAAAATATGACTATAAACGATAACGATTTAAAAGTTAAAGTTGTAGCAACTATAGCAAATTATTTTGCTATTGATAATTGGGACTTTGGCGATAAGTTTTATTCGAGTGAATTATTAGCATATATTATTCAAGCAAATTCACCTGAAATTAGTAATATTGTTATGGTACCAAAACAAAGCGATCAAGCATACGGAAGTTTAAGTGAAATTCAATCACGACCAGATGAAATCCTAGTGAGCGCGGCCACAGTTGATGATGTTCAGATTGTTGAAACTATTACAGCAACTGAATTAAATCTACTCAACTCACAGGTTATAACCAAGACGAGTAACAGTTAATGGATAAAAAAATATTCAAACAGAGTGAATTACCTGTTAGAGAAACTTATCAGCTATTACCGGAGATTTTTAAATCTTCTACTAACAGAAAGTTTTTAAGTGCTACACTGGATCCGTTAGTACAACCAGGAACACTTGATAGGATTTCGGGTTACATTGGACGTAACTATGGAAGAACTTATAATAGTAAAGATATCTATGTTGATAAAGAAGAGTCATTGCGACATGCTTATCAATTAGAACCCGGTGTAGTAGTTAGAGATAGTGAAAATTTATCTGTTAAAAGTTTTTACGATTATATTGATGTTAAAAGCCAATTAAAGTTTTTTAACAATAACAACGAAAGAGACGATCTTACAACATCTATAAGAAGTTATAGTTGGAATCCTCCCATTGACTGGGACAAGTTTATTAATTACAGAGAATATTATTGGCTTCCTCAAGGACCAGATACAATTAGTATTTCTGGACAGGCACAAGATGTTATATCTGAATATAGAGTTCGTAGTCAAAGTGATGACGAGTTTTTGTTTTATCCAGATGGCCTTACACCTAATCCAAGTTTACTTTTATATAGAGGTCAAACATATATTTTCAATGTAAACACTCCTGGTGATCCTTTTTATATTAGAAGAAACCCCACTGAAGGAGATCTAGCAAATTATAATACCGGTGTTACTAATAATGGAATAGAAGTTGGCACAGTTTCATTTACTGTTCCAAATAACAGTCCTGACTTATTATATTATCAGAGCGGAAATAATATTGATAGGGTTGGCATGTTTAGAATAGCTTCTGTTGATGAAAATACAAGTATTGATGTAGAAGCAGAGATCATTGGAAAACTAAACTATACAAGTGCTAATAATGTAAAGTTTAGTAACGGTTTAAAGATAAACTTTACTGGTAATGTTACTCCAGAAAAGTATGCTCAAGGCGACTGGTTAGTTGACGGTGTTAGTACATCGATTAGATTAATTAATTTTCAAGAACTAGATTTACCACCTGTAAAAAATGACGATGTAGACGTTTTATTTGACGATGGAGGTTGGGACGAACTTCCTTTTGATGATGCTGTAAGTTTTCCTTCTAACAAAGACTATATTACAATTAACAGATCAAGCAAAGATCGGAATCCATGGAGTCGTTATAATAAATGGTTCCATAGAGATGTTATAGATTACAGTGCTAGTATTAATAATGTAGCGTCTAAAATTAACGAACAGTCAAGAGCTAAACGCCCTATTATTGAGTTTAGTTCTAACATCCAACTGATAAATCATGGATCGATAGCTAAACAAAGTGTTGATTTTATTGACGACTTTACTACTGATGTTTTCAGTACTATCGAAGGAACAGCAGGTTATAATATTGATAATGTTGACGTTTTTGACGGAGCAAGAATTATTTTTACAGCAGACAATGATCCGCTAGTTAAAAATAAAATTTTTGTTGTAAAGAAAATTGTTATTCAAGCAAACAATACTGCTGACAATAAACAAATTGCCTTAGTTGAAGCAGATGATTCTAATACATCTAAGGGCGAATGTGTAATTATTAAATTTGGTAAAAATAATGCCGGTTTGATGTATCACTTCGATGGTGAAAATTGGATTAGGAGTCAAACAAAAGATTCTGTAAATCAGTCTCCTAAATTTGATATATTTGATGACGACGAAGTAAGTTTTACTGATAATACAAAATATGAAACTTCAAGTTTTGCTGGAAGTAACTTATTATCTTATAAACCTGGCTCAGGGCCTGTTGATAAAGAATTAGGTTTTTCTATTGCGTATCAGAATTTAAACAACAGTGGTGATATAGAATTTAATTCAGACTGGGATGTAGATAGTTTTACCTATCAAGTTAGTGCTGAAAACAAATCAAAGAAAATTAACTCAGGTTATATTAAAACAACCGAAACACTAGACAACGTAAGTTTTCATAATTTGTATATTCCAAGCGATCCGGTATTTGATCAGGGAATAATTCAAACTTATACTTTATCTGAAGAAACTTCTGAAGTTATTTTTTCTAATATAGATTGGATTAGCTCAGTAGATGCTAATTTGTACTTTTATAATAATGGAAACTTTATTAGAGATTCTTATACAATAGTTTCTACTGTTGAAGGCAAAAGAACTTTTAAATTTGATAATACTAAATTTACTGAAGGCGATACAGTAACTCTTAAGGTATTTTCAAATGATGAACCTAATTTAGGATTTTATGAATTTCCTAAAAGTTTAGAAAGAAATCCATTAAACCAAGAATTAAAAACATTTACATTAGGACAAGCAACAGATCATTTGCGATCAATGGTTAATTATTCAAATGATTTTGTTGGTATATTTCCCGGAACAAGTAATCTTAGAGATATTTCAAACTACCAAAATAAAGGACAGAGATTTGTAAAATATACCTCAGTAGCATCAAGTTCTTTACCTCTATTATGCGATAAAAATGTAAACATTATTAAATCAATAAGATATGCGGCCAGAGAATATGAAAATTATAAAAGTAATTTAATAAAACTGTCTACTACACTACCTTTTGGTGGTGAAGATGTAATTAGTTTCCTTGATCAAATTGTATCTAAAATAAGCAATGCGAAACCTGATTCAAGTCCGTTTGTTAATAGCGATATGATCGGTAGTGGAGCAAACAAAGTTTCAAAGTATACAGTTGAAGATACAGGTATTAAAACATTTTCATTGTCAGAAAAGTTTGATTTAACTACACCGTCAACAAAAGCAGTATATTTGTATCTTAATAATGTACAATTGATACACGGAATTGATTATGTGTTTGATAGTGAGTTTAGTTTTGTAAGAGTTATTAGAGATCTCAATGAAAATGACTTACTAGAAATAAAAGAATTTTATTCTACATCATACAATTACATTCCTGAAACACCGGCAAGTCTTGGTTTAACAAAAACTTATGTTCCTGAGATGTATGTAGATGATACCTTTGCTTCACCTCAGAAAATAATTAGAGGGCATGACGGTAGTATCACTGTTGCTTATGATGATTTTAGAGATTTACTATTATTAGAATTTGAAAAAAGAATTTATAACAATATTAAACAAAAATATAATCCTGAAATTTTAGATATTGATAACTTGTTTAGTGGCTGGGATAAAACTGGTACATTTACTAAAAAACAAGTTGACGATATCTTAGAATTAGAATTCTTAAGATGGCCGTTGGTCAAAAATATTGACATTTATGAAAACTCATATTATGATCAAGATAACCAGTTTACATGGACATATAATAAAAACTTAGATATTTTAAGACAGGAACAATTACCTAAACATTGGAGAGGTGTGTATCAATATTTGTTTGACACACAAACACCACACAGAACTCCATGGGAAATGCTAGGGTTTACAATCAAGCCAACTTGGTGGGATAGTGAATACGGAACAGCTCCGTATACATCAAATAATTTAATTTTATGGGAAGATCTCAGAGATGGTATTATTAGACAAGGCGAAAGACAAGGTAAGCATAAAAGATATACTAGACCATATTTGCTACAACTTTTACCTGTTGATGCTGATGGAAATTTAATTTCCCCGCTTGAAGCCAACATCATAGTTGACTACTCTACAAACTATCAAGATGATTTTACTTTTGGTGATATATCACCGGTTGAATCAGCATGGCGCAGAAGCAGTGTTTATTCTTATGCTCAATTAATAGCGGCATGTTTACTAACACCGTTTGAAACAATTAGTTTAAATTTAGATAGAAATATTTTTCAAAAAAATAAAGTAGGACAATTTGTTAGTAAAACTACTAACACATTTTTAACGGTTACTGATATTGTAGAATCGTTGAATAGTAATTCTCGACCAGAAGGCTTATTATCATATGTTGTAAACTATCTGAAATCAAATGCTAGAACAAAGCAAGATGTTTTAGAAATATACAGTAATTTTGATTTACAATTAAGCACTAGAATGAAAGGATTTGTTGATAAGTCTCAACAGCAATATCTACTTGATAGTAAAAATCCGCAAAGTAAACAAACAGGAATTTTTATTCCGTCTGAAAACTATGAGATTTTCTTCAATACCAGCTCGCCGTTGTTCACTACACGATACAGTGGTGTACTTGTTGAAAAAGTAGCAGGCGGTTATAAAGTATCAGGATATGATCAGCTCAATGCTATCTTTAACTATTATAGTTTCTTTGCTCAACAAAATGATCCTGTATTAGACATTGGCGGCGTAAGCGAATCTTTCGTAGAATGGGCACCAGAATCTTTTTATATTAAAGGCTCTTTGATTAGAAGACAAAATCAATTTTTCAGAGCTATTCAAGCCCACCAATCAGGCGATCTCTTTGATCCAGCACTTTGGAAACAGATAGACGAAGTACCTGTTGTTGGTGGAGCAAGAGCAATAAAAAGAACTCGGTTTAATCAAGTTGATAGACTTACATTAAACTACGATACTGTATTTGATAATATACAGTCGGTGGTTGATTTTCTCTTAGGCTACGGGTCATTTTTAGAAAGTCAAGGAATGGTGTTTGATCAGTATAATCAAGATTTAGGTGTTGTACAGAACTGGGAAACATCAGTAAAAGAATTTTTATTCTGGACCACACATAATTGGGCCGAAGGAAGTATTTTATCTGTAAGTCCAGGCGCAACATTACTGAAATTTGAAAATATTGGTTCGGTAGCAGATAGTGTTCTTGATAGTTTTTATGATTACAATATTCTTAAAGCAGACGGAACTAAAATCGAAGCAACTAACATTGATGTTTATAGAGGAATTAATGAACTTTTAATTGCTCCAGAAAACGACAACGAAGGAATTTATTTTGCTGAAATAAATTATGTTCAAAAAGAGCATGTTACAATCTTTTCAGATAAAACAGTTTTCAATGATGTACTATTTGATAAAGGTGCTGGATACAGACAAGAAAGAATTAAGAGTAAAGGATTTAGAACTGTTGACTGGGACGGAAATTATACAAGTCCAGGATTTGTTTTTGATAAAGTCAATATTCTTCCATGGAAGCAGTTTACAGATTATAGAATAGGAGACATTGTACAGTACAAAGAGTTCTATTATGTGAGTAAAAAGTTCCAGCGAGGAGCTGAAAAGTTTGATAGAACTTTTTGGGATTTACTAGATAATCTTCCTGAGTCGGGCTTGGTAGCTAACTTTGATTTTAGAATTAATCAAATTGAAGATTATTATGAAACAAGTATCGAAGGCATAAATTCAAATCAAAAAGAATTAGCAAAACATACAGTGGGTTTCCAAGCAAGAGAATACCTACAAGAAATTGCTGAAGATACAGTTTCTCAATTTAAATTATATCAAGGCTTTAGTAGAGAAAAAGGCACTAACAACGCAATCAAAAAAGTGTTTGATAAAGTAAGCACAGTTAGTGATGATAAAATTGTTCTTGATGAAGAATGGGCATTTAGATTAGGATCTGTGGGCGGAACCGATCAAATTGACGAAGCAGAGTTTGATTTAAAAGTAAGTGACTTTAAATTAAATCCGCAACCTATTTTACTTAACGGAAAACAATTTGATATAGTCGATTTCCAAAACTATATTTTACTTAATGATAATGATTATCAATTAGCTAATACTAGTTTTACATTTCCAACAAAACGTTTTGAAGTTCCTAAAAATTCAGCAGGGTATATATTCAGCAGTGATGTTCAGTTTATAAGAAATAACCTACAAGAACTACTAACAAACGAAACATCAATTGATCAGTTTAAACAGGGCGATAACATTTGGACTACATTCGAAACCAGCGGTTGGAATGTTTATAGATATGTTGTTAGTAATGTATCAATTGTTACAGCAGAGGCACCTGATGTTGATAGAATTGTTCTTAATACAAATAGAGTTCATAATTTTACTATAGGTCAGATAGTTGGATTAAATGGAATTCTAGGGTTAACAGGATTCTATCAAGTAGCAGAGATCACTCCTACTACAATAGTAATTGCTATTTCTGGATTTAGAGAAGCACCGCAAGTTGACGAAAGTTCTTTTGCGTTTGTAAGTTATTTTGAAAGTGTGAGAGTAGCATCATACGAAGAACTAGTTAATAAAGGATTTTCTAAGTTACCAGTAGGTTCTAAAGTCTTTATTGATCAAAATGAAGATAACAATAACTGGGAAGTTGTACAAAGAAACAAACAATATCAAGTAACACAGATTTCAGAATATGGTGTTGCTTTCCCAACAGGGACTGGTAGTGCTGTTACTTTTGTACCAGAATTAAATCAAACTATTGTTGGTAACCCAGGCGCTCCAGTTTTCAGCGGCGATGTTATTAGAGATTCAGCTGTTATAGTCTACTCCGATGGAGAAACAGGACTTATACCTTTACAAATCTTAGCACCTAAAAGCGGATTACAAACTTCATATCTTGGAGCGTATGCTGAAGTACTTACAGCAAGTAAAGATGGTCGTTGGTTAGTTGTTGGATCACCTAAAGCAAGTTACATCCCAAGTAACTATCAAGAAAAATTCAACCCTGGTGCGAATTACGAACCAGGCGACATTGTGCTTTATAACGGAAAGTTATATGAAGCAACTACTAGAGTATTTGGCGACGGAAGTACTATTGATCTTTCGTCACAAGATTGGAAACCAGTAGAATTGCCTCAAGCCAATCCACTTGGAGCAGATTTATTCTTAGCAAACAAAGGTTATGCTAGACAGGGTGGAGTTGATATCTACGAGTATTCAAACGGACAATGGACACTAAGAAATAGTTTGGTAAGCCCAAGACAAGGCAACGGAGAATATTTTGGTAATTCAATAGCAATTGGAAAATTAGAAGGCATTGAAGGAACAAGCGGTGACGTAACTTTAACTGTAAATGAAATTGACAATGCTGGCGGGATTGTTTCTGTTAAAGCAAACGGAACTAGCGGATTAAATGATCAAGTATTTGAGAACGTTAGCGGAGTTGATGTAAGTAGTGAAGGTGTTAATGCTACATTTGATGTTACTAGATCTACAGGAACACCTATATACGACATTGAAGTACGTAACGGCGGAACCGGATATACTGTTGGAGATCAACTTTATATTCAAGGTACCAGAGTAGGCGGTCAACCAGCAACTGGAATTTCAAATAATGACATTGTAATTACTGTAAGAGCAGTAGATGAGAACGGAACAATTTTAGGTTCAGATACATTTAACAATATAACAGGTATTTTAAGTACACCAGTTAGTGAAACAGCTCTATTTACAATTACAAAAAACAAAGATGTTTATAATGTTAGATTAAGACAGGACGGTGCTGTTAAAGTACAGCCCGGTGATGGTTACAAACAGCGTAGTATAGTTAGATATGGGGCTTTCTTTTATGCCTGTATAAAGGATACAAACATTGATAAAGGTGTTTGGTCAGCAACAGCTACTTATGACTCAGGCGATGTAGTTAAGTATCCTGCTAATAGTTCACAGTATTGGAATGTATTAAAAACAGTTACAGGCGTCGAACCCGGAACTGACAGTACCGCATACAGTTCATACGAAACAATTTTTCCTGATAGATCACCAGAGTATTGGGAACAGGTACAAGGATTTCCATTTAGTGTAGAATATATTAGTGATCCTGCTAATCAATTATTTGGCACAGGAAACTGGGTACCATGGGATGAAAAAGATAATCAGGGTAACTTAATCACATACACTTCAGGTACTACTATTGTTATACCTGGTAACACCGTAGGAGGTGTTTCACCAGATAATGATATTACAATTAGAATTAATCAAGTTTCGGACAACGGCGATGTAGGACCATTTCCTACAAAACGAGAAGGTGAAATTCAATTCTTCAGTTATACAGGTACTGCCGCAATTGGCATTGATTATAAAGGCATTCCGGGACCTGGTAGCGGAACATTTTTAGATGTTACACCCGAAGACGTATCAAATCCTGGAACAGGTGCTATTTTTAATATTGAAAGAAAAGCAGGAGCATACGAAGCATCAATTAGTGTAGCAGGTTTAGGATATGTTGTAGGTGATCAAATTAGAATCCTCGGAACGGCGCTCGGTGCTGTTGATGAAAGTTATTACCTAGCAATTTCTGCTCCAGGAAGTAGGGATGATAGAGGTAAAGTATATCTATACCAATACAATGGAATCAAGTGGACGCTATTACAAGATACTAATTTTGTAGGACTTTTTGATATTAATAGAAGTTATGTACAAGGTAGTATTGTTTGGTATGGAAGTTCTTACTATAAAGCAAAAGAATTCTTCACAGGAAACGGAGTAATTACTCCAGATGTAAGCGATTCTTGGGAGGCAACAAATACAGTTAACAGAGATATTGTGCCAAATGTATATGCTTATGTTGACGACGGTTCCTCTTTAGAGCAAGGCACAACAGATGATCAAATTGAAAATATAGACATTGGAGATAAGTTCGGCACAAGTATAGCAATGACTAATGATGGTTCTGTATTAGTTTCAAGTGCTCCTTATGCTGATACATCAAACTTTGAAAATTATAGAGGCGTATGGAGAACTACTGAAACTTATATTCAGGGTGACGTTGTTAGAAGAAATAACAAGTACTACCAACTTGATAGTGATTCAAGTCTAACTAGTATCAATGATGCTCCTGAAATTGACAACAAATGGATTGAAGTACAAAATACAGGAACGCCGAGAACAGGTGTTGTGTTTGTCTATAAGAAAAACGAAAACAGAGTTTTTGAATTCATTCAAGAAATTAACAAGAGCAATATACCAGGTCTGAATCCTGGAGATGCTTTTGGTGAAAAAGTTACTGTTTCATCAGACGGTACTACACTATTTGTAGGATCACCTAATTCAGATAAAAATGAAAAAGATCAAGGATCTGTTTTTATATTCGGATGGGAATCAAATAAATTTGTATTCACACAAAAAATACAATCTAATACAAATGACTATGAAGAAAGATTTGGATCAAATTTAAGTATTTCTCCAGATGGAAAAACTTTAGCAGTATCTGCTGAAGGAGCAGAAACATTTGAGATTACTACATTTGATAAAGATGAAACTAGATTTGATAGACTTACTACTAGTTTTGCTGATCCAATAGGTACTACTGGTAAAGTATTTGTTTTCAACGAATACGGCGGAAAGTGGGTACTTGGAGAAATATTTGAAGATAATTTAAGTTTTAATGAAGACTTTGGTCGTTCATTAGCTACAAGTAATAATACTATTATTGTTGGTTCACCAAGCTACTTGTCAGATGATCCGGCATTTACTGAAGTAGTGATTGGTAGAATACAAAAATTTGAGAAACTAGATGGTGTAAAACCGTGGACAGTTATAAGAAATCAAACTAACCAAGTTGACATTAGTAAGATTAGAACACTTGCGGCATACCAAAAAGACACTTATACAAAAATTGCCGATATAGATGTTGTAGATACATTCAAAGGAAAGTTACTTGGTATTGTTGAACAAAACATTGACTTTAAAACACCTTTTGATCCTGCTGTATATACAGAATCAAACAATGAAGAATTAACAACAAAAGATGAGTCTCAACATTGGACTGAAAAACAAGTTGGTAGAATTTGGTGGGATACGTCAAAAGTCAAATATCTTGTCTATGAACAAGGTGATGTTGTATTTAGAAACGGTAATTGGAATTCTTTTGCTCAAGGAAGTTCAATAGACGCTTATCAATGGATTGAATCTACATTAAAACCAAGTCAATGGGCAGAACTTGCTAACGGAGATGATCCAACAATTACAGGTAATCCGTTATATCCTGACGATACTGTTTATAGTGTAAAAAGAAAAGTTGATCCAATATCCGGAAATGTTTCTAAAACACTTTATTATTACTGGGTTAAGAATAAGCAAACAACAGAAACAAATAGTTCTAAGACACTTGCGTCTAGTCAGGTTGCTGATTACATTGTAAATCCACAAAATGCTGGAGTTCCGTTTGCGTTTGTTATTGACAAAGATAAAATTACATTAAGTAATCTTAAAACTTTGTTAGATACTGATGAATTTAGTGTTAACGTACAGTTTTATAAAAATGGTACTGATATTAATTTAATACACAACGAATATGTTCTTACAACTGAAGAAAGTACAAAGAATCCTAATGAAGATTTAGAAAGAAAATGGATTGATAGTTTAGTTGGTAGCGATGTTCTTGGTAACCAAATTCCTGATCCTAATTTATCAGATAAAAACAAATATGGTATCGAAAGTAGACCAAGACAAACTATATTTGTAAACAGAAATAAAGCAGTAGAACAGACTATTACATTTATTAATGATGCTTTGTATACTTTACCATTAGCTGATGAAATTGACTACGGTTATCTAAATTTGATTGATGAAAAACCTAGTACAGTTAAAAGACTATATGATTTAAGTATTGATACAGAACAAGAATTAAGGTTCTACGCAAAACCTACAATTAAAGATGCTGTGCTCTCAGCAAATATTATTAACGGACATGTTAATACAATTGATATTGTTGATCCTGGTTTTGGATACAAGTCTGCTCCTCTTATTACTATTAGAGGTGAAGGTGAAGGAGCAACGGCCGAAGCAACTATTGATAGTTTTGGTAGAATATCAAGTGTAACTGTAACTAATCAAGGTAAGAAATATCTAACTGCTAATCCTATTGTTAGATCTTTCAGTATACTTGTTGAAAGAGATAGCACAGTTAATGGATTCTGGAGTATATACTCATGGAGTGTTAGAGAGCAAGAATTTTATAGAGTTGCTACACAAGAATATGACACTACGAAATATTGGGAATATATCGATTGGTGGGCACCTGGATTTTCTGAAGAATCTAGAATTATTCAAACGCTTCCGGGACTGTATGCTGAGCAAGAAGTTGACCTAGAAGACAACCAGTTATTGAGATTAGACGATTATGGTTCTGGTGGTTGGGCTGTGCTACAACGTGTTTCACAAGGAGCAACTATTAAAGGTAAGTTTAAGTTAGTTGGTAGACAACAAGGTACTATTCGTATTATTAACAAGTTTTATAATACAGAGATTGAATCAACCGGTTATGATAAAACACAAACATATGACAGTAACCGTTATGATACAAGTGCGGCAAAAGAGTTTAGAAACATTCTAAACGCTATGAAGTATGACATATTTGTAGATGAATTAGCCGGGTACTGGAACAAATTATTCTTTGTAAATATTCACTATGTGTTTAGTGAACAGTTATATATTGATTGGGCATTCAAGACAAGTTTCTTAAATGCTATACACAATGTTGGATACTTACAACAAAAATTAAATTTCCGTAGTGATAATTTAGCGGCTTATCAAGCATACATTGAAGAAGTTAAGCCTTATAGAACTAAAATTAGAAACTATACAAGCAGATATCAAAATCTAGAAAATACAAATACAACAATATCAGATTTTGATCTTCCTCCGGTATACAATACAACTACAAATACAATTAATCCTGTAAAACTAGGCGATGATGAGATTGATTTACAACCTTGGAATACTTGGTTTAACAATTATAAGTTTGAAGTTACAGATATTATACTTACAGAACAAGGCAGTACGTATTCAACTGCTCCTCAGGTAATATTTACAGGCGGCGGCGGTAGTGGAGCAAAAGCCAAAGCATATATTTCAAATAGAAAAGTTACTAAAATTGTTCTACTTGATAGCGGTCAAGGCTATACAAGTGTTCCTACAATTGAATTAGTAGGCGGTGTTGGTACACAAACACAGTTTAGTGCTAAGGCTGTTGCTAGAATTGGTAAGAGTAAAGCAAGACTTTTCCACAATACTATTAAATTTGATAGATTTAGCAAAACACCAACATTTAAATCGTATAGTGCTAACGAAAGATTTATTGAAACTGAGTCGTTTGCTGGAACAGGAAGATTAACAACTTTTGAATTGAAGTATCCAAGTACATTAGACAAGAGTTCTATCACAGTTTTTGTAGATAATCAGCAACAATTTGCTAGTGATTATACAATTACACTGTTTACTAAGTTAGTGAATGGATTAACTGTACTTAAAGGAAGATTAACCCTACTTACGCCAGCATCAGAAGGATCTAATATTACTATTAGATATGAAAAGAATGATGAAATACTTGATAGCTTAAACAGAATTGACAAGTATTATAAACCAACTGATGGAATGTTAGGTATTGATAAAGACGTTCCTGACAACGGCGGCGAAATTACTACTGATTATTCACAGTTAGTTACAGGCATGGATTATGGCGGAGTAATTGTACAAGGTGCTACATTCTCAGTTGGCGCAGGATGGGACGCATTGCCTTGGTTTACTGAAGGCTGGGATACAGCAGAAAGTAACAGTAAAGATTTTTACATTGCCGCAGATGAAAGTACACATTCATTTGTGTTACCTGAAATACCAGAGTCTGGAAAAGTTTATAATATCTATATTAGAAGAAAAGGCGATACTAATACTACAAGACTAGACGATCCTAATTTTGGTACAGCACAACAAACCAATGAAAGTGCTATTATGCCATCGTTTGTTGGTGATGGTAGTACTAATGTAATTGATATTCCTATACCAGATGAGGGAATATACATTAATGATGGCGATGTATTAATTTTCCGTCCTATTGAAAGTGATGGTTCGATTGATATACAGTCAGCAAATTATCTAGATGCTGAAGTGAGCGGCGGAACATTGCTTGGATCTAATCCTTATTCAACAGCAACTGGTATCTTACCAGAAGAAATTGTAATTGATGGTGAAAAGTTTATTAGTCCGGAACAAGTTCCAGCACCAGAGGAAAATATTCCAGGTCAAGTTTTAGAAAGTCTAAGTATCAGAGTTTTCCATACAGATAGATTTGGTGCTCCGGCAGTTCTTTCTAGAATTTATACAGCAGACGGAACACAGCAGACTTACAAAATTGATCAGCATATTTTACAAAACGCTAACTTGCTTGTGTACGTTAACAAAGTTTTAAAAGAAGTACAAGTAGATTATACTGTTGATTATAAGAACAACGAAATAAGATTTATTAGCCCTCCTAATAATTTAGATATTATTGAAGTATTTTCTTTAGGAGTAGGCGGTGTTGAGTTGCTTGATGTGAGAGAATTTACCGGTGACGGGCAAACACGTTATTTCCTAACAGGTGCTCCTTTTAGTTCTACAGGAAAAGTTTTTGCTACTATAGATGGAGAAGTAACAAGCGTTGGTTTTGTAAACAGCAATGGCGTTGTTAATGAATCAGATAATACTTTGATAGAATTTGGTATCCCTCCAGTAAACAATTCATTAATTCAGATAGTTGTTTTATCAGAAGAAAGTGGACAAGCAGATAGTATTGTTAGAATTAATCAAGAAAGAATTAATTTAACAGCAGGTACTAGAGAATATCCAATTCAATTTTTTGAATCACTAGCTTCGTCTGATACTTCAAATGTTATTGTTGAGTATAATGGGTCATTACTAAAAACCATTGATAGTACATACGTTGTATATGATGGAAATGATGTAATTACACTTAACAACGATCCTGAGATTGGCTCAGGCACAGTTATTCCAAGCAAAATCAAAGTTTTTGTCAACAGAGAACTTTTAAGAGATGCTGTAGATTATAACTTTAACGGTGCCGATAATGAAGTAAGATTATTAAAATCATTAAACAAAGGTGATATTGTTTTAATTGAAAACGCCAAAGACGCAAATTACGAAATAGTCGATGGCAAAATTAAATTTTCACCGCTGTATACAATACAAGCAGGAGATTATATTGATGTAATTTGGTTTACAAGATATACTGAAGTTGATATCGTAAGAGATGTATATAAAGGTAATCAAAATAGCTATAAGTTACAAAGAAGTGTAAGAAATATTTCAAATGTTTGGGTTTATAAAAACGGTGTTAGATTAACTGCCGGTATTGACTTTTATATTGGCGGAGCAAATAATTCAGTTTATCTAAAAGACAGTACTTTAGAAACTGATATAATTGAAACATTGACATACAGTAACAAAATTTATAACACTCCTTTAAGTTATGAAATACATAGAGATGTTTTAAACAGAAACAGTTATCATAGATATCAATTAGTTAATATTTCTCTAGCACAAGATTTATATTACTATGATACAGTAATTAAACTTAATGATGCTTCTGGATTACCTAATCCAAGTTCAGGACAACCTGGCATTGTAAGCATAAATGGAGAAAAAATTGAATACCTGAATAAATCAGGAAACGAACTACAGAACATTAGACGAGGATTATACGGAACAAGCATCAGAACACTACACGAATCTGGTACTTTAGTAGTTGATACAGGATACACAGAAACGTTACCTTATAACGATAATCAAGAAAAATTTGATTTTGTGTCAGATGGTTCTAGTTTATTAGTAGGTCCATTAGAATTTGTTCCTGTAAAAGGCGGAGAATTTAACACAAGCACATCGTTTACTTCTGATATTCCACAAGGTTACGGACGTTGCGATGATATTGAAGTATTTGTTGGAGGAAGAAGATTAAACAAAAATGCGTTTAAACTGTACGACTCAACAGTAGCATCAATCAGTCCTGAAGGTGATGTTCAGTATGACGCTGAATTTGCTGTAGATGGCATAAATGAATATGTAAGGTTAACTAGTGCTGTGGCACCAGGAACACGCATTACTATTATTAGGAGAACAGGTAAAACTTGGTACGATAGAGGGGAAACTACTGTATCTGATGGTACTTCATTAAGTGAAGCAACATCAGCAATAGCAAGATTCCTACAAAATAGTAGCACAGAATTACCCGAATAAATACAATGAGAGATAACAAACTCGAAGAGACGGATATGGCAGAAAACACACAAAATCAAACAGAAAATAAAAAGCCCGACGAGCAAGGCGGGTTTCATATTGAAGGGCACATTAAGATATTTGACCCTGAAACTAAAGAAGTTTATGTAGACAAACGCAATGCTATTCACTATGAAAACATTAGTGTAGCAATGGCACAAAGTTTGTCAAATCAAGGCGTTGGATGGATTTCAGAAATGAGCTTTGGTAATGGAGGAACAGTAGTTGATCCCACAGGACTCATTACATATCTAACACCAAATACAAATGGTACAGACAGCAGTTTGTACAATCAAACATATACTAAAGTTGTTGATCAAAATTCTGCCACAAATACTGACAACACTAGAAATAAAATGGAAGTCCGTCATGTCACTGGAGCAACATATAGT